AAACCACCGTGCCCGGAAGTCGACGCGCAATGCATGAAACGCGCGGCCGGTGTGGCAACTGGCCTGCGCGAACCTGGCGACGAAAAAGCACCCCGCTCCGTCCTGCGTTTTTTGCGCAGCCTGACGAGGCGTGGTGCTTTTTCGTTTTGCCACCAACGCGACGGCCGAAGGCGACTTCGGCCGCTCGCCACGGTGGGCAAAATGACAAAACGAGGCAGGAACGGAAAGAGCGCATGGCCAAGAAGAAGGCAGCACCCAAGCCGCAGCCCCTGCTCGAGGATGCTCCCGCGAGCGTCCCGGCCCCTCTGAAGCCGGGCGAGTTCGCCGAGGCCGACATCAAGCTCTTCCACTCGCTCAACGAGCGACGGCTGCACCTCGAGCGCGAGGCCAAGAACATCGCGGCCGAGTACAAGCCGATCAAGGATCGTCTCTTCGCTGCCCTGACGGTGCGCGCCGCACGAGGCGAGCGCGCGGTCATCGAGCACGGGTTCCTGCTGAATCTGAAAGAGATCGTCGGCAAGGTGGCGTGGAAAGAGAAGTACATCGAGATCGCGGGAGCGGCCAAGGCGCTCGAGCTGCAGGAGAGCTGCCCCAAGATCACGTACATCGAAGTCAAAGCTCTGGCCCAACCCGCGTAACCGAGGGACCGCGCTTTGTCGCCACTCTCCGAGCACACCGTTGCCGCCGTGATGCGTGCGCTGGGGTTGTTGCCCCAGGAAGAGATCGCCCGTTTGTACGGCATCTCGCTCCGCAGCGTGCAGCGCATCGCCGCGCGAGCGCGCCAGCAGCAGCTCGACACGAACCATGCGCCACGCCTGCCGGCCCAGCCGCGTTGCCCCGGTTGCGGTTTGCCGCTGCAGGGCGAGGCGGCCGAGTGTGGACGCTGCCGCGCCGAGCGCGATCGGGCCGACCGCCAGGCCGTCGCCGCGGCGATCGACACGTTTCCGCGTGAGGAGCTATCGCGGATCAACCTCGCTGCTCTCAGTCCCACGCGTCGCGCGGCCCTGTATGCCGAGCAGCAGGCCGAGATACGTCGCGCACGCAATCGCCGCCGCCGCGGCCGAGCCGGCCGGTACCAGCCCGAGTACGCCAACTCCTTCCACCCGTGAGACCGCCGAAATGGATGCTGCGACCGCTGCACCGCCTCTCGATCATCGTCCCGGCGATCTGTGGGCCTTCTCGGGCCAGTTGCCCACGAGCCGCGCGATCAAGTTCTTTACCTGCTCGCGCTATAGCCACGTCGGCGGCATCGCCTACGTCTCGCATAGTCTGCTGAACCGGCTGGAGAAGTCGACCAAACTCCACTTCAAGCCCGACGCGTTTCATTTCAACCGCTGGCAGCCGCGGTTCCTGCTCTTCCACTCAACGACGCTCGGCGATCAGCCGTGCGAATTGCAGCGGACTTTGTTCTCGGGGGTACAGGCACAGAACCCCGAGGCAGCGCTGGCCAGCTATCCCGGCCACGTCTATCGCATTCGCCTGCGCAACGGCTATGCGCTCGACTCGAACCGGTCCGAACTGCTCTCGACTTACCTCGTGAAGCAGGTCGGTCTGCCGTACGACCGGAACCAGGCGGCGTTGTCGGGCACGCGGTTTCTCAAGCATTGGCTCTGGTCGCCGGCTGATTTTCATCACGTCTTCTGCTCGGAACTGTGGGCCGGCGCGCTGATGGAGCTGCAGCGGTTGCCCCTGCAGAACCCGTCGAAGGTCAACCCGGGTCGGCTGATTCACGAGCTGGTCGATTACGGCATTTACTCCGATCCGGAGCGCTTGAAGTGAGCGATCGCGTTGCGTGTCTGATCATTGCCGGGAGCGTGGCTCTCGGCCTCGCCATGGGCTTCGTAATCATGTGGGCAGTGAGTTGATGAAGAACGCCTCGGCACTGTTGATCGTCGGCCTGCTGCTCTGTGCGGCCGCGCCGACCATTGCCGAGGCGCCCAAGGCCAAACCGACAGCAAAGGCCTCGCCGCTCAAGATGCTCGGCGTCGATCTCGACAAGCTCGACCCGAAGCTGACCGCCTCGATCATGGCCGAGATCGGCAACCGGATGCTCGACGACGACAAGTTTCGTCGCGAGCAGACCGCACTGCTCCGCGCGGCGATGGGAGCGGCCAGGCATCGTGCCTTGAAAATCAAGATGGCGCTCGACGAGAACCCCAGTATGGGACCGCTCAAGCGTCGCATCATGCTGCGGAATATTCACTGATGCCAAAGACGACTGCGATCCTGACGTTCCTTCTCACGGCTTTCATCGGCTTCGTCGTGCACATCGATCGGATGCGATTCGCAGAGGCGGACTGGCAGTGGCGATTCGACCGCATGGCAAGCGTCTACGCGACCGTGAAGTACGACAGCGATCAATGGAAAGCCAAGTACCAGGATTCGCACGCCGCGTTCGAAATGGCCAGCAGTGCCCTGAAAGAATCGAACGACCGCGCTGCGATGTGGCTGGCCAAATACAACGAACTTCGCAAGGAGAACGATCAGTGAATCCCGCCGCCACGCTCCTGCTCATTCTCGCCGCGTTCGGCCTGTCCGGGTGCACGATCGAGATCGCCGAACCTCATGCCACGCCGTCGCAGACCTGCCCTGATGGGCAGTGCCCCTACGACACGGTGACCTACGTCGAGGTGCCGACGGTCAATCTGCCGATGGAGGCGCGGCAGAAGAACTGGGGGGGTGGCTCGTGCGTGCACGCGTCGACGGTGATGTGCCTGCGCTGGCAGGGACTCGACGAGATGGCCGACAAGTGGCGCGCGACCTATGCCGGTGGCGAGAATTCGAAGGGGCTCAGCTCCAAGCTCGAACACAATGGCCTGCGCTACGCCTACACGACCAGCGGCGACGTCGCGTTTCTCGAGTGGGCCTGTCGCACGCGCCGTGGCTCGGGCATCACGTACGGCGGCAACCACTACCAACTGCTCGTGCACTTGGATAACGAACGGGCCGGCATCCTCGACAACAACGCGATCCACAAAATCAACTGGGTTCCGCGAGAAGAGTTCATCCGCCGCTGGAAAGGCTACGGCGGCTGGGCCTGCACGGTGGTCTATTCGCCGGCACCGCCGATCCCACATCTATAGATCAATCGAAACCCATGACGGAAGAGCGGCTTTGGCTGGCGGTGGTAGCGGTTGGCTTGCTGCTGATCGGGCTGGCTTTCTTTCCGCCCTTCCACCTCACACGAGAGGACGACGACGATGAATAAGACGAGCGTTTTTCTGCTGGTGGCCCTGTCGGCCGCCCTGATCTGCGGGGTGACCTACGCGGTGCTGGAGGTCGAGCACACGAAAGCGGCCGCCACGCAATCGATCGAGTATGCCCAGGCGGTCAACGCCAAGTACGAGCCCTTCTGCCGCGAGCGGGTGGTCAACCTGCCTGAAGATGGCCATGCCTGGTACACGACGCTGTTCGTTTCGGCCAACTACCAATCCAACCCGCGCGAGCGCGAGCTGGTGGCCTCGTTTCAGTCAGTGCCCGAGCTACGATCGCTCGCCGCGCAGACCCACTTTGCGCTCGTCACTCCGCAGTCTCGCACCTACGGCCGCTACAAGGCCTCGACCGGAGCGGTAACGCCCTGTGTGATTGTGCAGCAGCCGGACGGCAAGGTGGTCTACAAGTCGAGTGGCCCGAAGGTACCGGACGATTCGTGGCGCTTGATCGATGACATTCGAGAGGCGATCCGCGAACGCTTCCCCCATTGCCCGCAGCCGAAGCCCGATCCGGCGCCGGTCACGCCCCCCAGCACGCCACCAGCGACCGTGCCGACGGTCCCTGATTTGGGACCGAGCAAGGAGCCGGAATCGACCGCAGACCATTCGCTGGCGATTGCGCTGGTCGCCGGCGTGCTTTCGATTGCGGTCGGTATCGGCTGGGCCTGGCGCCGCGAGAGTTTTTGATCGGTTTGCTTGGGGCGGCGCTCGCCGCGGCTGTCTACTACTTGCACAAGGAATTCCTTCATGTTCCCGACTCTCTTCGCTCTCAGTATTCCGCCTGTCGGCGTGGCCCTGATCGTCGCGTGCTGCGTGGCCGGCGTGGCCCTCGGTATCTTGTTCTTCAAGAAGGACACGGAGATCGAGAACCGCCGACGTGCGGCGGCCAAGGTGGCGACGATTCTCACGGGCAAGGGCCTGCTGATCATCCCGTCGATCCTCTCGGACTACGCCGTCGGCGATTACTCCGGCATGGTCGCCAAGATGAAGAACGCGGCCGACATGCTGCTCAACCCGGCCGCGGCCGGCGCCGAGTTCGATGGCGTGTTTGCCCGCATGCTGGAAGAAAAACTGAAGGACCCCGAGCAGCGCGCGGCGCTGGTCGAGAAGGTCAACAAGCTGTCGGCCGCGTACGGACCGCCGGCTGCCGCCGCCTCGCCCGCTCCGACCGTCGCGGCCGCGTAAGCGATCTCGCGCGCCGACACGGCGCCCGAGGAGACGCGGAGCAACCAGGCCTTCCTGCTGAAAGGCGAGGCGAACCGTCTCGCCAGTTCCGCGTCTCCTCGGACGTTGCGTGTCGGCGCGTGAACTTTTGCTGGGGAGTCGTAGCGATGGATGAGCCAGGCCAGGGAATGTTGGGATTCGGCTCGGCGCTGTGGGGCGCCACCGTGCATGAGCGTTGGCAGGCCAGGATCTCCCACGAGGAGGCCGAGCTGGTCCGTGGCGTTGTCTTGCGGCCGTGGCGCCGGACCGACGAGGGGCAATCCCTCAACCTGGTCGACGAGCTCGAGCAGCGCTTCGTCACGACGTTGCGCCAGGACGGGGAGCTCGCCGCGCAGGGGCCGATCGACTGGCGCCCGCTCCGCGAGCTGATCATCGATTACCTGCCCTACTGCCTGCAGCACCTCGCGAGCCTGGCGGCGAGCTACCACCTCGAACCGCTCGACGCCGTCGTTTCTTGAGAAACCACACGCACCCGGGCAGCAGCATGAGTCCCGCCGAAGAAACGACCCTCGGGAAGATCGAGGTCACCCTCGCGCGACTGGAGACGAAGCTCGATGGAGCGCTCGCCACCCAGGCCAAGCAAGGCCGCACGCTCGACGGCGACGATTCGGAGGATCGGCCCGGTTTGATCAAGCGGGTCTATCGACTCGAGTTGGGCGAGAAGTCGAGGCGGCGCGTGTTCGGCCTGCTCTGGACGGCGATCGGCAGCGTCGCCGCGGCCGTGGCCGCGGCACTGGTGGGAGGCGGCAAGTAAGGCATGAGCGTCGATCAGTTCTTCATCACGGACACCGACGATGTTCCCCAGGGCGCGGAGAATCTTTATTTCTCGGACGCACTGGCCATTGCTGCACTGACCGGCCAGAACGTCTCGATCTTCACCAACGACGCGGGCTACCTCACCTCATTCACCGAATCCGATCCCGTCTTTACCGCGTCGCCGGCCGCCGGTATCGGAAGTTTGGATATTCTCGCTTGGGACACGGCCGTTAGCTGGGGCAACCATGCGAGCGCGGGCTACCTGACGTCCTTCACCGAAACCGACCCCGTTTTCGGTGCGCATGCTGCCGCCGGTATCACGGCCAGCGACATCGCGAACCTGGCGAACCTGTCGGGCACGAATACTGGTGACCAAGATCTCAGTGGTTTGGTCGCCAAGTCGACGTACGACGCGCACACGATCCTGGCCGCCACGACCGACAACACGCCAGCCGCGGTGACCGTGGCCGAGCAGACCATCGTCGGTCGCATCACAGCGGGCAACATTGCCGCGCTGACAGCTACGCAGGTTCGCACGCTGATCAACGTTGCCGACGGCGCGACCGCCAACGCCAAGGCCAGCGGAGCAGAACTCGACACCGGCACGGATGACGTGAAGTTCGCGACGGCGAAGGCGCTGGCGGACTCTGCGTACCTGACCAGTGAAAGCGATCCGGTTTTCGGCGCGCACGTTGCCTCGTCGATTACCAGTCTCGATATCATGGCCTGGGATGCCGCCGTCGCCTGGGGCAACCACGCGAGCGCGGGCTACCTGACGAGCGAAAGCGACCCGGTTTTCGGCGCTTCTGTAGCGGCGGGCATTGATGGCACGGATGTGAGCAACTGGAACGCGGCGCACGGCTGGGGGAACCATGCCTCGGCCGGCTATCTGACGAGCGTTGATACCAGCCTCAACTACGATTGGACCGGCACGCACAATTGGGCAGACAACGAACGAATCGAAGTGGGTGCTGGTGGGTCAGCGGGAGCGCTGGGTACAGATGGGTGTCTGTGGTCTGACGGCTCAACAGCAAGGCTGCAAGTTGAAAGCGACTCGCGCACGGGAAACTTCTCGGGCATCAATCCACTCATCGCCTACACCACGTTCAACATTCAACTCGGCGGCGCGAAGGACTGGGTGATCGCCCAGCGGTTCGGGCAGATCGACCGATTCGGGGGTGACACGACGACGGGTGCAGGTGCCACGTTCGCCGCGGGCATCGGTGTCTTCGACTTCTATCTGTACCTCCAGGACACTACGGGAGGCGCCGACGGCCGGCTGGTCATCCCCGACAAGACCTTCCCCGCCGTGAACGAGTACTTCGAGGCGTACTACGACTCCTCGGCGCACATCACTCGCATCCACACCAGCAACACAAACAGCCGGCCCATCGTGATTCAAGAGGGTTCGGCGGCTCAGTTCGTCGGCTTTCACACGGCCACGCCTACGCAGTCGGTCGACTTCGGTGCAGACACGCGACACCGCTCAAGCGAGGAGGCACGCTTTGGTGGCACGTCGACGAGCGACTACCGCGGCGTCGCTCGCTGGACCGGCACGCTCATGGACTACGGGCAAGGCCGTCACCCCACGGCCGACACCGCAGGCACCGACACGCAACTGCAAGGGGGCGGTGCGACGTTCGGCGCGACCAACAAGAACGGTGGCTCGGCCTGTCTCGTGAGTGGGTTCGCTACGGGCAACGGACAGAGCGACGCGGTGGTCAAGACCGTACGACCTAATCAAGGATCGAGCACGGACAGTCGGAGCCCTGTAGAGACCGCACGATTCACCGACGGGCGCCTCGAGCTGACGCAGGCCGTCATCGGCAGCGACATCCACCGCGAGGTGCATACGGCGACGAACGACGACCCGACGCTCAAGCGTCGAGGTGGTCGCGTGGCAACGACCAACAACACGCTGACGACGTTGGCCGCGATCGCGACGACGACGGACAAGTGCCTCTACATCGAGGCGACTTGCGTGGGGCACCGCACAGGGGGCAGCGGCGGCGCGACCGGCGACTCGTGCACCTACAAGATCGCCGGGCTGTTCAAAAATATCGCAGGGACGGTGACGCAGGTGGGTAGCACCGGCGCACTCTTCACCGCCGAGGACAACAGCAACTGCGGCGCCCAGTTCACCATCTCCGGCACGGACGTGCTCGTGCAGGTACAGGGCGACACCGACAACAACTACACCTGGCACACCGCCAAGTGCGAGACGACCGAGGTAGGAACCTGATGGCACTGACCCGATCCTTCACAACTCCCGACGCTCGTACCTCGCCCGCCGCCTACGCGGTGATCGATGGCATCGCCGGCAGCAAGTTCGCGCAGCGCGCTACGGTCAGCGTCAACATCTATCACGACCAGGCCGCTCGCGAGGCGCAGGCGGCCCCGATCCACGTCGTGACCGTCGAGTTCTACGCTCACCCGAACGTCCCGGGCTGGGACCGCGTCGAGACCGCGCGCCAGAAGGCCGAGCGAGACGAAGCGGCACTGCGGTCGGAAGCGGCCCTGTGTCTCCACCTCGATCCCGAAAACCAGGCCGGATACGACGCCTTGATCGCCCAGGCAGATGCCAAGATGCCCGACTTCGAAGGGGCTCGTGACGAAGCGCTCGGCGATGACTGGCAGCAGCGCTACCCGACCTACGAAGATCTGTTCTCGGCCGAGCAGCTCGACCAGACGAATCCGTACGCGAAATTCTACGAGTGGGCACAAGCGTACCACCCGCTGTTCTCGGATGGCTGGGAGGCGGTTTAGGCAGCAAGCGAGTAGTCGTTTCCTGGGAAATGGTTTTTTACCGCGGAGACGCGGAGACGCAGAGGAAAAGCGGAGTGAAGCGAACGTCGCGCGAACCGGCTCATCGGAGCCCACACGCGCCGAGTCGCGAATACTCCGCCGGGAGTACCCGGCATGGCTGAAGAGTGGTCGGTAGGTGCAATTCCGAGCAAGGCGCCGTTCTACGCGCGGGCGTACGACGCGGCGACCGGGTTGTATCTCAACACGACCAGCGAGAGCTACGTCTCGATCACGAGCGCCGCGATCGGCCAGTTCTCGCTCGTCGCCACACAAGCGGGGAGCCTGCCCCTCTACCGAGTCGATCGACCAGGCTGGGACTCGGCCGACCGCGACGTCGTCGTCGAGCTGGTGCGCGGCGAGATCGGAAGCGAAGCGCAGGGCGATCCACGCCACGCCGCGCGACTGCAGACCAAGGGAGTCAGCCAGGTGCGGACCGACGTCGCTGCGTTGGCTGTGCAGGTTGCCGCCATTCGCACGGTTGTCGAGACCGACCTCATCACCGCTGTGACCGGCTTTCGCAAAGATGCCGACGAGGACAAGTACTCGATCAGCTTCCGCCGCAACGATCTGCCGCTGGTGAGCGGCATCAGCGGCACGCCGACGCTCACGGTGACGACGGCCGCCGGCGTGGAAGTCTTCACGGCGAACCTCACCGTCGTGACGACCGGCCAGTACCGGCACACCGAAAGCGACGACCGAGTGCCACCGGGCGAAGAGTATGTAGCGCTCTACTCGGCGACGTTCGACGGTGAGGATGAGCCACGCAAGTGGGTGGACTACGTGGGACGGGACGAGGCAAGCTCCTGATGAATCAACGCACACCACCTTGGTTGATTTGGTTGCGACTGGTCGAAAAGTGCGACCTGCCCGCGATCGTGCGCATCGAGCAGGCCAGCTTCGACTATCCGCAGCTCGAGGAGGATTTGGCCAGCCTGCTGCTGCAAGATCACTACCACGGGCTGGCCGCGATCCACGGGACGCGGTTGGTGGGCTATATGTTCTTCGCGCGGTACCCCAATCACATCGAGCTCGACACCGTGGCCGTGGCCGAGTCGCACCGCCGCGGAGGCATCGGTTGGGCGCTGGCCAGTCGGCTGCCGGGGATGCTCGACGGTGAGCGTCGCAGCGTGCGGGCGCTCGTGTCCGAGTGGAATTTGGACGCGCACCTGTTTTTGCGCTCGCTGGGATTCTTTGCCACACGCGTGCTCGACAACTACTGGCACGAGTACGACGAGAGCGCCTACGAAATGCGCTACACGCCCGATCCGCTCGTGCGCCGCAAGCTGCAGCGGAAGACGTTCACGAATCGCATCTCGCGCTACATCCCAGCGGAGTAACCATGCTGCTGCGCAAGCTGATGCTGCTCTTGTTCCGACGCCGTGAGGAGGCCGCGGCCATCGCCGCGCCGCCCCCCGACGAGGAACAGACGATCGGTTGCGTGGCCGCGACGAGCGCCGCGGTGTGGGAAGTGGCTGCCAGCGACTTCGCCGCCACGCGCGTCTGCGCCGCGGATCGGTTGGTCGAGTTCGACGTGCTGCAAGTCGATCGCGTGAGGTTTGCTTGTGCCGCCAGCGATCAACGCCGCTGGAGGGTTGTAGCCACGGACACGGGGTGCTGATCGATGAGCGCGAATACCTACGACCTGGGAGACCTGGTGCGCGTCGAGGCCAGCTTCAGCGATGCGCTCTTGGGAGGGGCGATCGATCCCGACGTGGTGAAGCTCAGCGTCAAGGCGCCCGGCGCCGAGACGGTGACCTACACCTACGACGACGACGAGACGATCGTGCGCGACGCGCTGGGAGAGTTCTACGCGCACATCGACGCCGACGCGAGCGGCACCTGGTTCTACCGCTGGTGGAGCACGGGCGATGGCCAGGCCGCGATCGAGAAACGCTTTCAAGTGCGCGGCGCTTCGGCCGTGTGAGCCGGCGCGCGCGACCACGAATCACGAAAGGACAACGCATGATCATCCCGCACGACGTAGCCGTCGGACAGACGATCGAGATCGCCGCCCCCTGCAAGCTCATGATCCTGGGCGTGCGGAACTACACGCACGGAGGATCAGCACCGATCCAAGTGATCGAGCTGGCCCTCGACGACGGGGTAGTGCTGACTGCAGGTGTTGACGTGCAAAAGGACGGGCTGGTTGCCACGGTAGTGGCGCACGACGTGGGCCAGCACGAGGCCGAAGAGAGCGACGACGAGCCCGAAGCCCCACACGAGGCCGAGGAGAGCGACGACGCACACAGCGAAGCACAGGGCGACGACGAGGGGCACGACGAGGCCGAGGAGACCGACGAGGCCGACGCGACGTAAGTGCAATGCGCTGTAAGTCGTTAAGTGACGCAAGTCCTTATTCGACGTAAGTCATTAACCGACGTAACCCCTTATTCGACGTAAGTCCTTATTCCTCGTAGACCCCCGTTTGGGTCCTTCCAGCACCTCACAGCCTGCGGTTTCCCCACCCCGGGGGGCGCGCTTGCTACCTATAGTCCGTCCGTCCGTCCGTCCGTTGGAACCAATTCCTTGCAGACGATGCCCCGCAAAGCCACGCCATCACCGCCGCGCGAGATCGACGCCTCGCTGACCGTGCTCGAGGAGACGCCGCTTCTCGAGATGCGCCGCCATGAGGAGGCCGCCCGCGCGAAAGCCGCGCGCCGCCTGACGCGCCGCGTCACGCGCCGCCGATACCTGCGCTTCTCGCAACACGCTAAGGCCGTCGAGCAACTCCGCCCACTCCCCAAGCGCGGAGAGTCTGTGCACGGTGTGATCCCGGGAACCTTCTCCGGTTGGTCGCTGGTGACCGCCGCGGCCGAGCTCGCCGCCGAGCCTGTCGAGCAACTGATCCTCTGCACGCTCGGATTCAACCGCGCGAATTGCGAGAGCCTCGTCGAGCTGCTCGACGCCGGCACTGTCCGCCGCGTGCTCTTGAACGTCTCCGATTACTTCCGCCACTCCGACCGCACCATCTTCGCTGAGATCCAAGCCGCGCTAGAAGAGCGGGGCCAACGCGTCGTCGTGACGCGCTCGCACGCCAAGCTCTTCCTGCTGCAAACCGCCAAGCGCCACCTCGTGATCGAGGCTAGCGTCAACCTACGCAGTAGCCAGAGCTGGGAGCAATTCGTCCTCTCCGACGACGCCCAGCTCTTCGCCTTTCATCGCGACTGGATCGAGTCGCTCGCGCCCGAGGCACCATGCCCCGCAAAAGCGTAAAGCCGCGCTGTCCTGCCGACACGCCGAAACCCGTGAAGGACGAGTTCGCTCGACTCGTGCGCCTGATGGGCGACCGCGCGATCGACGCCGACGAGCTCACGCTGCTCATGCTCGCCACGAGCTGGATCACGTGGCGCGACGCGCGCCGCCAGGTGCAACAAGACGGGACCGTCGTCATGTCGGGTGGTACCGCGATCGCCCATCCCGCGCTCGCCGTCGCCCACCAGGCTCACACCCAGATCCTCGCGCTCTGCAAAGAGCTGGGGCTGACCGCCGCCTCGCGCCGCAAGCTCGTCGACGCCGAAGACGACGCGCCTCCGGAGCCCCAGACGTGGGACGACCTCGACGACGAGGAGGAAGATGGCCAAGCGTAGCGAGCGCCAGCGCGACGCGCAGCGCAAGCGCGCGGTTCGATCCAAGGGGCGCCTCGTCATCGTGCCCCCGTGTGCCGATCGCGCCCGCCGCGCTCGCCTCGAGGCCGACGACGAGGCCTGGCTCATGTACTACTGGGGCCCCGGTTGCGGTTGCGACGACCCGTTCACCTACGATTTCACCAGCCAACAACGCGATATGATCCGCGACATCGGACTCGCCGCCCGCGAAGCGGAAGACGCCGCCGACGCCGCCTCCCGCGGCGAAGGCAAGACGACTCTCTTCCGCCGCCTGCTCTGCAAATACGTGCTGCAGGGCATCCTGTCGTTCCCCGTGATCCTGGGCGCCACGCGCGATGCCGCGAACGACTCGCTCGAGCAAATCAAGCAAGGCTTCGAGACGAACCGCCGCCTGCTGCGCGATTACCCCGAAGTCTGCGTCCCCGTTCGCGCGCTAGAGAACACGCCCAACCGCGCGCACTACATGCTCGTGACCGGCCTGCGCCACGACAATAGCAAACCCTACGTCGCACACCCGGCAGACTTCTCGTGGTGCGGAAACGAGATCCGCTTCCCCAACGTGCCGGGCGCTCCTTCGCGCCGTGCTATGATCGCCACGCGCGGCCTCGACTCCGAGGTGCGCGGCCTCAACAAGGGGCGCCGCCCCGACCTGGCCGCGATCGACGATCCCGATACCGAAGAGACCGTCAACAACGAGATCCAGCGCGACAAGCTCATGCGTCGGATCGAAAAGGCGATCGGTTTCCTGGGAAAACAGAACCGCCGCTGCGGCCGCATCATGCTCACCACGTTGCAGAGCCGCACGTGCGCGAGCGCCATCTACACCGATCCGACGCAGAAGCCGAGCTGGCGCGGCAAGCGCTTTCGCTACCTGATCAAGCCCCCCGCGCGCGTCGACCTGTGGGATGAGTACGTCACCCTCAAACAAGACGACTGGCGCAACGGGACCAACCACGCGCACGAGCTCTACGTCGAGAAGCGTGCCGAGATGGACGCGGGCGCGAAGGTCGCCAACCCGAATCGTCACTCCGCCGACCAACTCTCCGCGCTCCAGAACTATTACGACGAAGTCGCGCGCAAGGGCCCCGAAGCGGTGGCGACCGAGCTCGACAACGATCCCCCTGAGGAAGACGGGCCCGTCGAATCGGGTATCACCGCCACTCGCATTCAGAAGCGGCTCTCCGGCTACCCGCGCGGCATCGTGCCGCCCGAGTGCCGCATCCTCAGTCGGGGCATCGACGTGCAAAAAGCCGGCTTGCACTGGGTGGTGAAGGCCTGGCGCTCCGATGCCACGCACTACGTGATCGACTACGGGTTCTTCGAGACCCACGGCACCACCTACAACTCCGAGGTCGGGGTCGAGCACGCGATCTACCGCGCGCTCACCGATTACATGGAGCAATCGGTACCCTACCTCACACCCGACGGAGAAGAGCGACGCATCGGTCTGACGCTCGTCGATTCGGGCTGGCAAGACAAGGCCGTGATCGCCGCCTGCCGCGAGATCCGCCTGGGTATCTATCCGGCCAAGGGGCACGGCAAGAGCCACGGCTGCGCGACGCCCAACTTCTACGAGCAGACGAAGGAAACCAAGGATCGCAAGCCGGGCGACGGTTGGTTCCAGAGCAAGATCAAGCAAAAAGCCGTGCGCGGTGGCGTGTGGCTGGTGAACTGCGACACCGATCGCTGGAAAGAATTCGAGCACGCGCGGTGGATGACGGCCGAGGGGAAACCGGGCGCCGCCTACCTCTACGGTCAGATGAGCGACGAGGAGCGCAAGTACGCCGATCGTCGCATGCCGCGCGACGCGAAGGATCACTTTGCCTTCGCCAAGCATCTCACTGCCGAGATCCAGACCGAGGAGGTCGTGCGCGGCAAGCTCGTGCGATCGTTCCGCGTGAAGCCGGGTCGCGTGCAAAACCACTACTTCGACGCCTCCTACCTGGCCGACGTGGCCGGCGCCATGCAAGGCGTCCGTTTACTGGGGCACGCGACGCTCGCGCGTTCGTCGCGCCGCCGCGGCCCCACTTCACCCCCTGATGAGATCGGAGCCCGATGAGAAACAAGCCCCACACTGCCCCGCAGTTTGACAATGCTGCCGACGATGATGAACCGCTCGACGTGCCGGAGCACCTCGAGACGCCGCCCGTCGTGGAAATCAGACAGGCCCCCGCCGTCCGCGAACTGGAAAAGCCAGCCGCCGACGAGCTCGAGTCGCCGGTCGACCGGGACAACGACGGAATCCCCTACTGCCGCAAGCACCACTGCCGCATGAAGCGCGCCAGCGGCGGCAAGAAAAACTCGGCGACGAAGTACTACTCCTGCCCCGTACCCGACTGCGAGGAGCGCGGCCAGGTGGTTCGCACGCCGCACGAGCGCGTCGTACCCCCCGCGCCGCTGGCCTGCCCACGCTGCAGCAAGCACGGGAAGGAAGTCTTTTGCGAGCGCGACCGCCACGCCACGCCCATGGCCGTGGTGCTCAAATGCCCCGCGTGCGGCTGGAAGTCGAACGCGCTAGCATCGCCGCAATTGGCCGCCCTGCACGCATCGCACGTCCAGCGCCGCCCAAAGCCCGAGGAGGAGCTGGGCGCCAGATAGGGCGTCGGTTGTTGCCGGATCCGGCAACCAGTTTCCCGACCCGCCAATGTGCGCGGGCGAAGATGTAATAGATGGCCGCCACCGATCAACAGATCGCCGACAACGCCCGCGAGGCGCTCAATCGCATCCTGCAGACCGACTCTGCCGAGTGGTCTGAAGGGGAGCGCCGCCAGCGCATGCTCGAGGTCGATCGACTGGAGGCCATCATCTCCAAGTTCGAGGCCAAAGCCGCCCGCAGCGGCCGTCGCATCTTCGCTCCCATCCGCCGAGTCGACCTGTAGTGCTTGACTGGCTCCGCAACTTGCTAGGTGGCAACACGCCGCCGACGCCGACCAGGCCGGGGAGCGCCGAGCATGCGCGCACGGTGCTCGCGCAGGCCTTCGAGGCCTACCGCCTGGCCCGCCGCGACCGGCCACGCGAGCACTACCAACCCCACGGATTCAGTGGCGATTCGGCCATTCTCGGGTCGCACGACCTGATGAACCGCCGCACGCGCGACCTCGTGCGGAACACGGCTCAGGCCAAGCGAATCATTTCGGCCATCGTCGACCTGGTCGTCGGCACGGGCATGCGCACCTACGCGTGGCCCTTCGCCCCCTCCGAGCTGTTCGAGATCGTGACCGAGCTCGAGACGTTGCAGGCGGGCAACCTCGGCCCGCGGCTCGCCTTCGCGCTGGAGAGCGACGACCTGTTCGACGAATGGTTCAACGACCCGCAACAGTTCGACGCCGAGGGTCGCCTCTCGGGCCCGGAAGTACAGCGAATGCTGCTGCAGGAGTCGGCGCTAGTGGGCGATGGCCTGCTCGTGCGGACGTTTCCTAAGAAATCATCGATCGTACCCCTGGCCTACCAGCTCTTCGAGCGCGAGCAGCTCGACGAGTCGCAGGACCGTCCCGCCGCGCCGGGGCGAAACGCCATCGTCGGGGGCCGCGAGTTCGACGCCGGCAACCGCGTCGTCGCCTACCACCTCTACACCGACCATCCGCACGACGCCTTCGGTACCGGCGCCTCGGCCCTGCTGGGGGCGGGCCGCGTGCTCGCCGTCGGCGGGGGTCGCGTGCGCATCCCGGCCGAGCGCGTGATCGATCTGGCGCTCTTCTCCCGCCCCAGCGCCTCGGGAGGAGCCTCCTGGCTCGACGCCTGCGGCCAATCGATCTGGGACCGCGACAGCTTCATGGAGAGCGAAATTCGCTCCGCCGCGCTCGACGCTGTCTTCGCGCTCATCGCGCACCTGGAAGACGCCGAGCAACACGGCGCGATGGGGCTCGCCGACGGCCTGGCCGACGGAGACGAGTACGGGAACCGCGAATACAAGGTCGGGCACTCGCCGATCGCCGCGATCATGGGGACGAACGAAAAGCTGGAGATGGTCCGCTCCGAGCGACCGAACAAGGACGCCCCCCACTTCATGGGCTTGCTCGATCACGACATCGCCGGTGCCACGCCCCTGTCGTACTACTCGCTGACGGGGAATTACTCGGCGACCAACTTCAGCTCGACGCGGGCCGCGAAGCTCGACGAGGACCTGCACATTCGACCGCTGCAGGCCTGGTTCGCCACGCACGTGGCGCTCCCCATCCGCCGCCAGTTCAACCTGCTGGCCGCCGCGGGAGGGAAATTCCAATCCATCACGCCGGCCGAGTTCCGCGCCAGCCAGCGCACCTACCAGCGCTTCGACGCGATCGGCGTCGGCCGCGATCTGCTCGATCCGCGGAACGAGGGAGAGGCGCGCATCGCACGTCTCCGCGCAGGTCTGGCCACCTACAAGGAAGAGCAGGCCCGCGCGGGCAAGCACTGGATCCGCGAGCTGATGCAACTGGCCGTCGAACGCAAGATCGCCGACCTGTTTGGCGTCGTGCTCGACTTCTCCAACGGTGGTTCGCCGCCGGCCGAGAGCGCGAAAGAGGAGACTCGCGACGAGCAGGACGACCGGGAAACGAAGGAGTCGACCCGTGCCGCGAAGTAAACAAACCGAACGACGCACGCTGGCCCGCTTCCGCGCGGCGCTCGCCAACCAACACCTGGCGATCGACACCCGCGCGCTCGGGACACTGCTCGCGTCGATCGACGCCCGCGATCTCGACGCCGTCCGCGCGTCGCTCGCGCTCGCCGACGAGCCCGCCCCCTCGATCACGCGCTTCGTCAACGGCGTGGCCGTGATCCCGATCTCGGGTGTCCTGCAGGACGAAGCCAACTGGCTCGTCCGCTACGGGTACGCCTCGAGCTACCAGTTGATCGAGCGCGACTTCGCCGCGGCGATCGCCAATCCGCAGATCAAGGGCGTGTTGATTTACGCCAACTCGCCGGGTGGCTCGGCCATCGGTTGCAAGCGCGTGGCTGATCGCATCTACGAAGCGCGGGGCACCAAGCCCACCGCGACCTACGTGCAGGGCGTTTGCTGCTCGGCCATGTACTACATCGCCGCGGCGACCGATCGGATCGAAGCCACGCCCGACTCGCTCGTCGGGAGCATCGGCACCATCTTCCCGCACATGGAGATGTCGGGCTTCCTTAAACAGATCGGCTACGCCGCGACTGTATTCACGAATCGCGAGAGCCCCAAGAAAGGGTTCGGCAACTATTACGAGCCCCTCAGCGACGAGGCGCGCAGCACGCTGCAGCAGTTCGTCGATTCGTACGGCGGCTCGTTCGTGGCCGACGTCGCCCGCTATCGGGGCATCAAGACCGAGCAGGTCACCAAAGACTTCGGCCAGGGAGACGCCCTCCGCGCCGACGTGGCCATCGGCCGCGGCATGATCGACGCCGTCGTCGGGGGATTCGAAGAGTCGCTCGCCAACTTCGCGTCGACCGACGCGGAATCACCAACCAGCAATCAAAACTCGCAGCCGCACGTTGCGGCGTCGCCACCACGGAGAAACCTGATGAACGAGCGCATCAAAGCTCAACTGTTCGCGATGGGACTGATCGATTCGCTCACCGCCAGCGACAAGGAATGCCAGGCCGCCCTGAACGCCTGGTTCGCCGGCCGCGGCCAAACCGCTCCGAGCGACGACGCGCAGATCCTCGCCGCGCTGCAGGCCCCGCGCAACGCCGACGACGAGCCCGAAGACAGTGACGAGCCCGAGGACAGCGACGAAGAGGCCGACGACGAGGAGGAGGAAGAGGAAAAGCCCAAGGGGAAGGGTAAGTCGAAGGCCAAGGCCAAGTCGAAAGGGAGCGTGCGCGATGCGCACAACCAGGAGCAGGGCGAAGCCCGCCTGCGCGATTTGCACGCCGCGGCCGAGCTCTACAACGAGGCCGTCGGCGCCGACGTCGTGACGCTCAAGATGGTGCAAGACGCGCACGAGCGCAAGCTCGCGCCGCGCGATGCGTCGAAAGAGTGGAACAAGGTACTCGCCGAGCGCGAGCCCCCGATGGGCAACACGCGCGTGCGCGTCACCGGTGAAGGCGCCGATCGCTTCGCCGCCGACGTCGTCGACGCGTTGGTCTACAAGGCGGCCGAGTCGCTCACCGAGGTGAAGGAAAAGCCCAAACTCTCCGACGCCGCCGCGGCCCACGTGCGCAAGCCGCTGTGGGCCATCGCCGGCGAGTGCCTGCAGCTCAGCGGTCGCCGCGACATCGACATGTACGGGAACGCCGAGGGACTGGCCGAGGCGGCCATGCAGATGGGCACGCCGGGCCAGCGCCACGTCTTCTTCTCGTCGCACGAGGGGCGCCAGTACATCAGCGCGAGCGGGACGCCCGCCGCGCGGCCGGGCGATTTCCCCAACATCCTCTCGAACCTGGCCAACAAGTTTTTGGACACGATCGAGCTCGACGACGACTACAGCTACCCGCTCGTCTCGGCCGTGCTCCCCGGTGGTCTGAAGGACTTTAAGCCGGCCCTGATGATGAACAAGGGTATCGTCGAAGAGCTCGACGAGGTCCAAGACGCCGAGGCCTTCCAGGAGCTGGGGCTCTCCGAAGAGGTTTTGAGCTACATCTTCCTGCGCCGCTTCGGCAACAAGTGGGGCTGGACCCCCGTCATGGTCGCCAACGACGACCTGGGCGCCTTCGTCGAAGGCATGCTCGGTCTCGAGGAGGCCTGGCAGGTGACGCAGAACCGCCTGATCGTCGATCGCTACACGGCCAACGAGACGCTCTTGGACGGTTCGGCCCTCTTCGCCAATCGCGCCGACACGGGCGCGGGAGCGAACCCCGCGGCCAATCTCAACACCCGCGCCTCGGGCAATCCGCCGAGCGACACCGAGTGGGGTGCCATGGAGACGCTCTACGCCGACATCGGTGGTATCAACACCGGTCGCCGCGTGCGTGGCTCGCTGAACGTGGCCTTCTGCCCCACCGGTGCCGTCGCGCAAGAGGCACGTCGCACATTCCTCCCGCTCAACACGGGGGGCCTCGAGATGAAGGTCGCCAGCACGACCGCCACGGTCGGTCTCTACCGCGGTGAGGTGCAGGTCATTCCGGAGAGCGAGCTGCGCGTCGCCTCGACGGCCATCTGGTACGGGCTGCGCAACCCGACGCGGCTCAATACGGCCACCGTCGTGCGCGGCTACTTCAACGGTTTCGGTACCGCCGGTCGCCGCGAGCGCTGGTACGACCCCGAAACCAAAACCACGTGGGTCTCGATCGAAGGCCGCATCGCGGTCGCCGTCAAGAACTGGCGCTACGCCGTCCGCAACGCAGGAACCGGCGCCGGTTAAGCGGCTACGAGCCGCAGCGAGCGGTTACGAACCGCTGCGAATTGGGGCTTCCGCCCCTGTTGTTGATGCCGCATCGATACCAACAAAAGCACATTCGCTCGAAAGGTTTACATCATGTCCCGCAGAACTGGACAGCTCATCTACGACTTCCGCGGTCACCTGGCCTTCCCCGCCACGGCCAGCGGGGTGGGTACGCCCTGGACGATCGCCGATACATCGAGCGCCGGCGCGCCGACGTTCGGAGGTCTGGCCGGCGGCGGTTACCGCATGGCCTTCGCCAGCAATACCGAGATCGAGAACCTGTGTCTCTACTTCGGCGACGTCCTGGCCTTCGACATCGACGACCTGATTCGCTTCTGGGCCATCGTCAAGACGGTGGCCACGCTCGACACGGCCACGTCGCTGGCCTTCGGACTGACGGGCGCCCGCAACGATGCGATCGACTCCATCGCGCAGGCCGCGCTCTTCCGCTGCATCGGTGACAACAACGTCGTCGTCGAAAGCGACGACGGTACGAACGACAACGACGACGTCGTCACGGGGATGACGCTGGGGGCCGCCTGGAAGCGCTTCGAGATCAACTTCGCCGAGCGCAACACGTCGCGCGACGCGCCGAGCCTCTCGCTGGGGCGCAAGAGCAACATCGGCTTCTACATGTCGAACGATTTGGGGCAGCTCCGCCGCGTGGCGCCGAACACCCGCTTCGACATGTCGAACTACACCGCCGGCCTGCAGCCCTTCTTCCAACTGCAGAAGACGTCCGACAACAACACCGACAATCTCGACATCCTGCAGGTGGGCGTGGAATTCAACTTGCCCCAATAACCGGGGCCGCCCGGTGACGGATTCGCGACTCTGCGCTCATCACCAGGATGAGCTCGGAGCGCGACAGGAATCGCAGCCGCCGTTTCTTGGGAAACGAGATGGGTTTTCAAGAGTCGTTCAACACGCGTGTCATCCCCGCCGGCGATCGGGCCTTCGGCAAGTTGGTCACGTTCCGCCGCGGTGGGCTCGAGAGCGAGCCCTTCACGGCGCAGACCGAGCATCGTGAGTACGACGTCGTCGACGCGAAGGGTTTCCTGATCCGCGTCGTGTCGCGCGACTTCATGTTCCCCGTCGCCGCGATCGTGCTCGCCGGTGAGACCGTCGAGCCGAGGAGTGGTGACGTGCTCGTCGCCGGCGACGACGAGTTCGAGCTGCTGCCCCTGGGGACGACTCCCGCGGTCGAGCTGATGAGCGGCGATTTTCGCTACCGAGTCCACACCAAGAAAGTCACCTGATGCCCAGCGCCCATTCGGTCGCCGTCGCCGACGCCGTCGTGGCCCACCTGGTGGCCGCCTCGTCGTCGCTCGCGCAGCCGATCGCGCCCGTGCGCAGTTACGCCGACTGGGAGAAGCCACTCGAGACGGAGCGCCTCGAGGAGTGCGATCGCCTCATGGTCGACGTCGTGGCTGTCGAGCCCGCGCCCGACTTCAAGGTCGACATCGCCTCGCGCAATTCGCTCCGCTACTTGATCCCCGTCGACATCGCCCTGCGCGAACGCTTTGGCTCCGCACAGCAAAACGACGACACGGGACGGATCGAGCTGGCGCGGGTCGACGCGCTCGTGCTGCTCACGCAACAGATCTGGGAATCGTTCTCGCTCGAGCGTCTCGCCACGCTCGAGGGGGCCGTGTGGGACTCCGAGCATCCCCCCAAGATCGCAGCCAATCCGCTCCGCGCGCACCTCCGCGAGTTCCGCCAGTTCACCGGGATCGTCCGCGTCACCTTCCGAGTCCACAGCGACGTCGCATGATCATTAGCGCCACCGCCACCGTTCGCGATCGCACGAACCGAGTCACCCAAGCGGTCGACCAGGCCGCGTTCCGCAATATCGGACACGCCGCCGCGTCGATCGCCAAGGACATGCGGGGCTCGATCGAGAAGGGGATCGGCCCCAGCGAGGTGGGGACGCCGCCGCACACGCACAAGGGGAGCTACCTGCGCCGCGCCATCCGCTACGCAGCCGGGAAGCGCGAGGCCGTCATCGGCGCCCGCTACAGCGTCGTCGCCAAGTCGGCTGCCGCGCACGAGCACGGTCAGTTTTACAAGGGCACCCAATTCCCCAAGCGTCCCTTCGCGGTACCGGCGCTCGAACGTGGCGCGCCACGCTTCGGCGGATCGTTCGAGGGATCGGTCGGCCAATAGCCACACCACTTACCAGCACGAGGAGACAGACGTGGCCAATACCGTTTTCGCCCAGGGCTTCGAAGGCCAGTTGTACTACGGGCCGGCCGGCTCGACGGCCTCGACGTTGCTGCTCAACGTCACCGAAGCGACCGAGAACTTCACCGTCGAGGTCGGGGATACCACGCCCCGCGGTGATGGCTCGATTTCGCCGATCGGTTCCGAGTCGGTCACGAAGCGCGTCTCGGGTTACGAGTTCACCATGTTGCGCAAGAAGGACGACACGGCGCTCGCCGCCATGCTCGTCGCGATGTACGCCGGTACGCCCATCGCCCTGCGCAGCAAGGACTGGGACACGGGACTCGGCGTCGACGCCGACTTCATCATCCAAGGTCCCAAAAACCAACCCCGCACAGGTGAACAAACCGTCGCCTTCACTGCCACGATCACTCGCGACGGTGGTCGCGAGCCACAACTCAACGTCTAGCGGCGACCTCGCCGCAGAGGGTGGCGACTCTGCAATTCATAGGAGCAAGCGATGACTGTCAAATGCCAGGTCTCTCGGACGTTCGGTGGATTGGGGCTCTCAATCCAGCGAGCGACCGTACGTGAAACAGAAGGTGGTACGCCCCGCCAGGTCACCCTGCCCGTCGGCAAAGCGGGTACGCTCAGCACGCGCACCGACGCCGACACTGGAGAAGTCACCCTCAGCGGTGGCCACGGGATCACGACCGGGATGCTCGTCGACGTCCACTGGGTCGGGGGCGTGCGCTACGGTATCACCGCCGGAACCGTCGCCGGTAACGTCGTGCCGATCGACGCCGGCGCCGGAGACGACCTGCCCGCCCAAGCCACCGCTGTCGTCATGACCCCCGTCGTGCAGATCAACGGTGACATCGGCGGGGACGAGCTGTCGATCCTCGTGTTCGAAGTCGCCTACCCGCCCAACTCGACCGCCACGGCGCACCTCGACTTCCAGGACGCCGACGACGACTCGATCGCCGAGATCGACGCCGTCGCCAATGAGCCGCAGTCGTGGGACGTCGACGCCGGTAGCGACAACCCGTTCACCGGCGACCCCATCACCAAGATCATGGCCAGCAACGGCAGCGCCACCCAAGAGGGAGTGCTCACCCTCATCGCCCTCTTCGATCCCACCCCGTAGGCCGGGGCCGCCCGGCTGCGGAGCACGCGACTCGGCGCTCATCACCAGGATGAGCCTGGTCGCGCGACCGAAATCGAATCACACCGTTTCTTGGGAAATGACCGATGCCACGACGACGACTCAAAGACGACGAGCAGCGCTACCGCGACTTCGTGGCCCACAACAACGGCCCATCGCCTGCAAATCTGGACGAGGTGACCTACCAGCTCAATCTCGCGCCCGGAGTACTCCGCGCGTTCGCCAAGCGCCTCGAGCGCGAGAACAACCCGCGCCCCTCGAGCCGCCGCGCGCGACGCCTCGGCCGAGCCGCCGCCGCGCCCGCCTTCACCGGCGCGCAGCCCGGACTCGGTATCGCTCCCCCCCAGACCACCACCACTCCGGAACCCGTTCCCGCGCGCGTGCCGAGCGAGTCACCGCCGAGACGCGGAGACACAAAGGAAGGAAGTAAGAAAACCGATGGCCAGCTTCACGGACAACAGCAAACGGACCTGGCTCGTCCACTTGGACGGGCCGACGATCGAGGAGGTGCGGGCGAAGTTCACGATTCCGCGCCAGACCAAGAATAAAGAGGGTTCGATCGTCGCTACTGCCGACGTGCCGCTCGACCTGGCGGCCGACGACAGCGAGGCCTACGCCGCGCTCGCCGCCGATCCCTGCAAGCTCGTCAACGTGCTCGCCTTCCTCTGTCGCGAGCAGTTTTCGCAACACCAATGCGACGCGATCAGCTTCGGTCGCGCGCTGGTGGGGGACGCGATCGACGCGGCCACCCAGGCTCTCCGCCAGGCCATGCTCGATTTTTTCCCCCAGCGCAAGCGGGCGCTAGTGGGAGCGGTCTTCGCGCAGGACGAGGCGACCCAGGAGGAAGCGGTGCAGGCGGCGATCGCGAAGATCAGCGACCCGAACCTGCGCAGCCGGATCGTGCAGAAATTCCAGGACTCATTCGACGCCGATCTCGAGCGCCTCTTGACCCCGTCGACGAGTGCTACCGACTCGCCGGCGCCGTCGGAGTCAGCCCCTACGGACTGAGCCTCCGCCAGCTCTTCAAGATGGGCCGCGGTCGCGCCGAGTTCCTGGGAGACATCGCCGGCGCCTCGCCGGCCGGGCCCGCCGACTCACTCCGCGTGCTGTAAGGGATTTCACCGCAGAGACGCGGAGACGCGGAGAGGAGAAAGCTTTTAACGCAAAGACGCCAAGAAGCAAAGGCGCAAAGGAAGAGTGATCCGCAGATGCACGCAGAAAGACGCAGATGAACAGACCTCTATCTGCGTGCCTCTGCGTTCATCTGCGGACCAAAAAAGTGAGTGATTGAGTTTTTCGTCGCGCGTGCAGGATCATCGAAACCCTGACGCGCAGTGTCGCGAATTCGCCGCGGGTCGCACCCGCCGAGGTCGGGGATGTCATCGAGCGCTGATATTGCTGCTGGCGACGCCTTTGTGCGTCTCACGCTGGAGGACAAAAAGTACCTCAAGGGTTTGCGCCATGCGCAGCAGAAGTTGCTCGCCTTCGGCCGAGGCGTCGAGGCCTGGGGGCGCACGATGCTCAAAGTCGGTGCCACCGTGATCGGTGTCTTGGGCGCTGCCGTGGCTCACTTCGTGCGCACGGGAGACGCGATCGGTGACATAGCCGAACGGACAGGTATCGCCGCCGGCAAGATGGCCGAGTTCGCCTACGCCGCCGAGAAATCGGAGAGTAGTGCCGAGGCGCTGGAGACCGCGCTGAAGAAGATGGCCGTGCAGATCCAGGCGCTGCGCGACGGGGGGGACGCTGCCACGCAGATGTTCCGCCAACTGGGTCTCGGGGTGAACGATTTCCTGGGGCTCAAGCCCGACGAGCAGTTCGAACTGATCGCCTCGCGATTGAACCAGGTCGCCGACGCGACGACGCGATCGGCACTGGCCACGAAGATCTTCGGCCGCGCCGGTACCGAGCTGCTGCCGATGATGCGCAACCTGAACCGCTTGCGCGTGCAGGCCCGCCGCGAGGGGCTCTTGCCGAGCGAGGAAGCGATCCGCGACGCCGGGGCAATCGACGACGCAATGAAGCGCGTTCGCGCGACGATCTCCGCCACGACCGTCACGATCGGCCACGCCTTTAGTCCCGCCGTGCTCGAGGGGCTCGAGACGGTGCGCCGCATCGCCAAGAACACCAAGGAGTGGATCGAACAGAATTTGGGGCTCGTGCGATCCGTCGGCCGCATCGGCGTGGGCCTGTTGATTGTCGGTGGTGGCGCCTTTGCCCTGGGCAAGGCGTTTCAGTTTGCCGGGGGCGCGCTGAATGGGGTCGAGAAGAGTTACAGCGCCGTGAAGCGGGTGGCCGGTGTGCCGCTCCGCGCGGCGCGCAGTCTCGTCGGTGGTTTTGGGCTGGCCGATCGCGCGAGTCGCTCGCTGCGCGCGTCGCTGCGGGGGGTCGAGTCGGCCGCGACGCGGGCCTTCACCGCCGCGCGGAAAGCAGCGATGGCCGTGGCCGCCACGGCCGGCCGAGCCGGTGGCCATGCCGGTCGCGCCGGTTTGGGAGTCGCACGCGTGGGGCTCGGTTTGGCGCAAATGGGCGACTCGCTGGCCGGTTCGCTCGTGCGGACCGCCGCGCGCGACGGCCTGCGCGTCGGTCGCCTCTTCGCGCAGGGAATCGGCGCAGGGCTCCGCGTCACGCGAACGTTTTTCGGCGCCGCCTTCGATGCTGCAGCTCCCTACGCGCAGCGTGCCATGGGACACGTCTCGCGCATCATCAACCGCGAAGCTGCCCGCTGGAGTATGCTGCTGCGCCCGATGTTCGCCCACGTGCCACGTGCGGCGCGCGTCGCGTTCCTGCACGCCGCGCTCTTCGTCGCGCCGTTGGTGCAAAAGGTCTCCGCCGCCTGGCAACGTATCCAGCCCCACGCCACGCGTGCCGCGCGGGCCGCCGTCGCCGCCTGGCGCGTCGCCTCCGTACAAATCGCCCGCGGACTCGTCGTCGCCGCGACCGGCGCGTTCAACCGGATTCGCGCCATGGGCGTTGCCACCACGCGTGCCGTCGGCGCCGGAATCGGTAACATCGGACGAGGGATCGGAGGCGCGATCTCTGGAATTGCAGGTGTCGCGAGCATGTTGGGCGCGGGCGCCGGCGGAGCGTTCGGACAAATCGCCGGCCTGTTGCCTTCGGTGCTGCTCTTGATTCCCGCCGTCGGCGCCCTGATCAATCCGTTCACCATCCTTGCCGCCGCGATCGCGGGGGCTGTCTATCTCTGGACCCAGTTCAGCGACGAGGGGCAAGCCGCGCTGGCCAGCGTGATGAACTTCCTGCAGCCCTTCATCGACACGTTTAAGAAAACCTGGCAAGGGATCAGCGACTCGATCGCCGCCGGCGACCTGATGGGGGCCGCAAACATCGCGCTTGCCGGACTGAAGGTCGCGTTCCTGCAGGGGATCAGCGCACTTTCGAGCGCCGTAGGTGGCGTGTGGGGGGATTTCATCGGCCAACTCGGAAGCCAAATCGCCGGCGGAGATTTTGCAGGTGCGTGGGATACGATCGTCGCCGGGATGTACGCCGCGTGGGATCGCTTCGTCGCCTTCATTGTCAAGGCCTTCACCGACGCTGCGAAATCCGTTGTCGACGTGTGGGGCAACGCAGTGAGTTCGATCGCCAATAAGCTGCTCGCGATGTCTGCCCAGGGTGGCCTGATGGGGTCGATCGTCTCGCAGGTGCTCGGGGTGGACATGTCGGAAGAGCAGGCCCGCGCCGAGATGAACAAGATCGAGGGAATTGAGGCCAAGAAAAAGCTGCTCGCGCAACAGCAGGGGGACCTGGCCGCCGCGAACGCAAACGGTGGTGTTCTGCCGGACACCGAGATCACGTCCGCGATGATCCAGAAGCAAATCGACGACCTGACGGCCCAACTCGCAAGAGATGGTTCCGCGCCTGTGGACGTGCTCGGCGATGCACAAGCGGACGTGACGAAGGACGTCGGGGGTCAAGTCAACGCTGCTCAGAGCTTCCTCGACGGACTTGCTGCCGATCGAGAGGCCCAAGCGCAGAAGTCTGAAGCCGAACTCGGAGCCAGTGGCGCCGTCGCTGGGGGACAAGGGAAGGGGAACAAAGCCCTCACCGACGCGCAGGCCGAGCTCGATCGACTCACGGCCGACGCCGCACGCAAACGCGCCGAGGCCGACGCCGCCGCCAACGAAGACGCCGCTGACTACGACGACGCCGTGGGAGGAGTGCCCGACAGCTCCACGATGAAGAAAGAGGTGGTCGGCAGTTTCACCGCCGCCGCCTTCGCCGCGCAGGGCCAGGGAGGCGGAAGCGCGCAGGAACGCATCGCCAAGGGAGTCGACGAGCTGGTGAAAGAGACGAAGGAGTCGCGCAAAGACAGCCAGCGATTCCTCCGTGCCATGGAAGCGGGTGGAGGATTTTACTAGCCATGGCGTTTGTCCTCGAAGAAACCCAAGAAAGCCGCTCGAGCACGTACGACGAGCCGACCGAGACGCGCATCTATCGCGCGACCGGCGAGTTCGACGATCAGCTCGTGCGCTACTACGCTCTCTCCGCCACGCCCCCTTCGATCTTCACGCCGCAGGGCCAGCTCTTCCGCCAGGACCTGCGCGTCGATCCCGACGGTTGGTCGCGTTACCTGGTGAGCGTCCCCTACGGCCGACGCAAGAAACAGTCGGGCGACTGGACCTGGGATTTCGACACGACGGGCGCGACCGTCAAGATCCGCTGCGCCAAAGAGCACGTCCACAGCTACCCCGACAACGGCGACTGGCACAAGTCCGCGATCGGTGTGAAGGGAGACGGCGAAGTCGAAGGGGTCGAGATCGTGACCCCCGCGCTCAAGATCAACGCCACCTACAGCCACCCACTCGGCCTGGTCACGATCCAATACGCCAAAGTCCTCGCCGCCGCGACCGGCCGCACCAACTCGGTCGCCTTCCTCGAGCACGATATCGGGGAACTGTTGTTCCTCGGCGCAACGGGGAGCGACGGGACGTCGGCCGATGCAAAAGTCACCTATCACTTCGCCAGCTCCGCCAACGTGACCGACCTCAACTTCGGTGACATCGCGGGCATCACCAAGAAGGGGCACGATTACGCCTGGGTCGAATTCAAAGACGAGATCGAGAGCGGCGAAGCGGTCCGGCAGCCGAAACGAGCCCACATCGAACGCGTCTACGACGGAGCCAACTTCCCCGCCATCTTCGGCTGGTCGTAAGGAGGTTAACCGCAGAGACGCGGAGACGCCGAGGAAGAATCGTTTCTTGAGAAATCACCCCCGCCTCTTACATCTCTGCGCCTCCGCGCCTCCGCGGTAAAACAATCATGTCGGAAGAACGAGTCAGCGTAGGACAGAAGGTCGCCACGTCGCCGCTGCGTCGTGCGTCGACCGTCAATCGCATCCTGGAGGCGACCGACTACTTCCACGACAACCTGGCCGGCGGCCGGCCGGCCGTCGACGTCGCCAGCGCCTTCAATACGGCGACCGTCAAGATCCGCAACCTGACGGGCGCCGATCGCTCGCGTGGAGAGCTGGTGCAGTTGGGGGAGTATCTGCTCGACGTCGTCGATTTTCGCCGCCCCTGGTTCGAGGGGAACGACTTCGCCGCTCCTGCGTTCAAGCTCGCGTTGCTGCTGGCGCCCGTGAAGAGCAACGAGATCGGCGAGGCCCAGATCGCCGGCCGCTGCCTGGGGCGCGTCAACGTGCTCGACGAGGCGCACACGCACGCCGTGCCGACAGCCGGGGAGTACGTGCTCAAGTCGAGCGACTTCGGACCGTTCGAACTCCTCTCGCCCCCCGACGGTACAGGAGAGCAGGACATCATCGTCGCGTTTTGTGACGTGCGCCCCGTGCGGCTCGTGCTGACCGCGGATCTTGATGCCGGTACCGCAGCGGCTCAATTGTCGGCCTATTCGAGCGGCTGGAGTGGCACGAGTCGCAATTACGACGCGTTCGACTCGACGGGGACACTGACGCTCGCCGAGGGCGACGTCGTGTGGTGCCTCTGGTCCCCCGAGTCGATGCGACTAGAGATTGTAAGCTCGCCGTCATCGGTGGCTATCTCGACCATCGTGCACGCTACGGCCGGCGGCGCTATGTCAAGCGGTAGTGTCACCGCCACGGTGACGCGAGTGCTGCAAGGCGATGCCGCCGAAGTAGACGACACGATTACGCTGACCGATCCAGGCTTCGGATTCGAGAGCAAGGAAGGCACGCTCTTTCGCGCGACGAGCGACCCGGAGGGCACGTTCTGGATGGACGTCGCTGTTTGCTTGCCGCCCGAGGGGGAATAGAGTGCCGATTCAATGTCAGCCGCAGTGCTGCTGCCCAGGCGATGACACGATCTCCACCACCGATTGCGGCGTGTGCGCCGACGGGATCATTTCTCAATACTACCGCGTCGACATTACAGGCGTGACGACGGGCACCGGGCTTTGCACGGGCGGACGCACCTGCCCCGACCTGAACGGCAGTTACGTTTTCGGACCCATCGAAGGCGATAGCACCTTCTGCGGCGCGTTGCTCGAAATCGCGGGCGTGTGTCGAACCGACGATAGTTGCTTTGCAAACGCCGTGCTTCGCTTCTGGATCCCGCCTTCTGGTGACCTTGCCGGCCACCGCATTGTCGAGGTCGAGTTGTCGAGTACGGGCGACTGCGACGAGGACACCGGTGAGCCAGTTATGACGTTCGTTCACGACTTCGGGCTTGCCAGTAGCAATGACCCGCCCGACTGCATCGGCGCCCCTTTTCCGCTGCTCATTAGTGGGGGTGACATTGAGTTCATTATCTCGCCCAAGTGTGCAGCCGGTTCTGCCACCTGCACTATTACCCCGATTGCCCCGCCATGATCGATTGCACCCATCGCCGCCTGACGACCGAGCCGCGTTTGTTCGTGTGCTCGCATCCCGCCGTGAACGCGCCGAACAACGTCGTGTGGCTCGGCGTGTGTGATGGTTGTCCGCACGCCGACGGTGGTTGCCAGGCAATCGAGCCGAAGCGGATCGGAGACGAGCGCCGCGGACTGGGGGATGCCGTTGCTGACTGGATTGCGGCTGTCGGGTTCAAAGCAAAGCGCTGTTGCGGCGGTTGCACCAAGAGAAAGCAACTTTTGAACCGCTGGCTGCCGTTTCGCCGCGCTAAAGTGATCACGCTGGAGGATCGCCGTTAGGGCGATGGCCGCAATTCAATGCGGGGTAAGCTCGGCTCGTAACGTTGCGCGAACTCGTCGCCCCATTGGGCTCGCGTGTATTCTAGCGGCAGATCGTCATGGACGAAGATGCTCGCCACCTCCAACAACCCGAGGATCCAGGTTCGTTTTGACGGCTCGAACCAGACGATCGCCATGTAGTTGCTGAACTTCTTCGTCGATCCTCCCCACAGGCGGTGTGAATCGCCGAGATTGCGCAGCACCTTCCCCTCGTCGAACGGGTCTACTTCGAGAACTTTTTCGTCCGGGTTCCACAGCTCTTCACCACGGAAAAGCCAGCAGCGGTTCCCCTCGCGATCGACGCTGGCTAGCACGCGTTGGGTCGTCTGTGCCTCGTTGATAGTCGCGGCTGTCCCGAGCTTGATGCGCACGAGCTCTTGCAGGGCTACAAACGCCTCGTCGACTTCTCCCGCGCGCGGCAGCGGTCGATTCTCCGCATTCCTTGCTGGAGCAACCGGGACGAGAGACGGCGCGACTGGTCGAGAGCAGCCTGCCAGGGCCAGCAACGTGACCAGGCTTGCCTGCACGGCACACAAGCGGTGAAACTCGATCACCAGACGAGCCCCGATCGAAGAGAGAATAAAGTCCGGGCCGCCGCGTCCTGCGTTGGCCCGGGCTATGGATTGTCGCCGACGCCAGAATTGTGATCGGCCGATAGAATGGTTGCAAGCTCAAACTTTCCGTGGAGACCGACCTTGGCCGATGACGTCGGAACTTACCCAGGTCGCACTGGGGTAGCTCGAGGAAGAGTCGACAGCGTGGAATTGCCGGGCGGTCGCGGTATATTTAGCATCGTGCCAAAGTGGGCGGGCGATTGATGTAAGACACTGTCAGGGCAGGCTTCTTGTGACATCGAAGATCATTACAACCACGGAACTGATAGAGCGCATTCAAAAGCGATTGTCGTCCGGGCCTGTTAGCCGGCCGCCCTATACGCTCATTCTGGGCTCGGGATTCAGCTTCCCGCTAATACCGACCACATCGCAAATCGTCCGTGAAGAGCTGCCTTGGTGGCTCATGTGCCAGACGCGGGAAAGCGGCGTTTTGCCCGCTGACTTTGCGAATCCCACCAAGGCGATGGAATGTCAGGCAAAGCGGAAATCATTCGCTGCGAGTTTTTGGAACGAAGTCATATCATCCAATCCCGAGTGTGGGATCACTCTTGGCGACGATGATCTGCCCACGAACGAGTGTATCACTGAGGCCTACAAGCTCGCGCTCTCAGCGGACTGTAGCTGCGGTCTGAGCACGCCCGATGAGGTGCGTCGCTACTACGCGGCCATGGTGGCGCGGGTGGGCAATAAGCTCAATCAGTCGCACCTTTTCCTGGCGTCGCTCGTCGCAGAGCAGCCCCAACTATTTGGCACCATATTCACCACCAACCTTGACCCGTTGCTTCAGCGCGCCATGCAGATGGTGAATGTGCCCTACTTCGTGTCCGACCGCCCGGAAGCGATGCAACACCCTGATGACGATGATGCCGTAGAGGCGCTGCATCTCGTGTACGCCCACGGAAGCATCTACCGATATCTGCTCCTCAACAGCCCCGAGCAAATCGAGGAATATGCCACTCGCAATCAATCGCTGCTGCAGGAGTACTTCCGCAAACACGCGGTACTTATTATCGGATACAGCGGGTGGGATGATGCCATTACACGCGCCCTCAAGAGTGTCGGCCAGTTCGACCACAATCTCTACTGGTGCGACCGCGGTTCGACACCGACGGCTAGCGGGCTGTCTCCCATCGCTTTGGACATTCTGAAGAAGCACAGCAACGCTTTCTACGTGCCGATCAAAGGCGCTGACGAGTTGATGCGCGAGCTGCACCAGGCGGTGACTGGATACACGCTGCCACGACTCTGTCGCGAGCCGATCACCGTCATCACGAGGCAACTGGAACTCTGCGATCTCACTGGGATGAACATCTCTCGCACCGAAGCTCAAGAAGAAGGCGGTTTCGGACATTCGACGCGAGCCGGCCGGCCCTATAGCGGCGCTGCCAGGCCATCAACCGATCCGAGCGACTTTGGTATGCGCGACGAACCGGCATTGGCGACGGGCCGCGAGTTGCTCGACTTCGAAAGCATTCTGCTCCGCCTGAAGGACGCCGATCGTCACTTCAAGGGCACCTCCGAAGTAGCTCCAGACGCGAAATCGCTTCTGAGAGCTCGAGTTCTCGATAGACTTGCTCTCGCCACCGACCTCTACTTCAGCCAGAAATCCAGCGAGGCCATTTCCCATTTCGACTTCATTCTTGGGCATGCCGACGTGCTAGAGGTCTCGGAGAAAGCAACGGCGATCGTCCGTCGCGGTACCGCCTACGACGAGCGCAGGGAGCCGGGCGATGACGAGCGAGCAATCGCCGATTACACGGCAGTGATCGAGATGCGCGATGTCCCTATCAAACAGAAGGCGAAGGCCCACGTGAATCGAGGCGTCACATACGCCAAGCGTAGGACCTCGAGCGACAACGAGCGAGCAATTACCGATTTCACGGCGGCGATCGCGATGCACGAAGCCCCCGTCGAGGATTGCGCTAGGGCCCACTACAACCGCGGCGTCTCCTACTCTGAACGCGGGGGGGACGGCGATTTTGAACGGATGATCGCAGATTATACGACAGTGATCACAATGTCCGATGCCCCCGTCGATTTATTGGGATGGGCTCATGTCAATCGTGGCTTCGCCTACGGCAAGCGCGGGGAGGAAGGCGATATTGATCGCGAGATCGCCGATTATACGGCGGTGATCGAGACGCCCGATGCCCCCGTCGAAGTGTGGGCGCGTGCCTGCTACAACCGCGGTTATACGTACGACGAACGCGGGAGTTCGGGCGATACCGAGCTGGCGATTGCTGATTACAGGCGGTTGATCGCCAGGCCGGATGTTCCCACCTATCTACGTGAGAGTGCATTGCTCGGTTTGTCGATGCTCGATCCGCTCCCCGAGTAGTGTCGGTGCCTACCGGTTCCGCGGGCGAACTGATTAAGAAGGGTATTCCGAGGGCGCCGTCAGTGCGGTCGAGAATCTGGGCGAGCAATGATCGCCTTCTCGGCAGCGTACTAACCGCGCCACCGGAAGTCCCGGTTGCCCAAAGTGCAGTCGCCCCACCACCAAATGCCCTCAAATACGCAGTAACCACTGCATCTTGCGGTACCGTTTGTCGGTAAACGTGACCAATGCAAAACGCGTGCAGGCGCGCGTATTTCGGGGTACTATTCTCAAAGAACGCGCTGCCGCGGTAAGTCTGCCGCGTCAGTCCAATTCTCCGTTGCCCCTTGTGTTATCGCGATCAGGGACGATCGTAGCCCCGAGTTAGCCGGTTCGCGCATGAAGACCAAAGCACCGGAACCTACGTTTGAAATCCGCTTTGTCGCGCGCGGTTTGGTTCCCGAGGACATCCCCCTGCATGCCGTAAGCGACGCGCTCAGCGCCGTCCAAGACATCGCAAGCGGTCGCGACCCCTTTGAAACGCGACAGGTGCCGCCAGAAAGGTCGATTGGGTTACTCAAGGTTCGCCGAGGATCGGCGGTCTACAGTTGCGTCGCCCGAACGCCAGACGACGCGCGTGCCAACTTGACGCGAGTCGGTACTATGCTGGCAAATCTGAACGGCGCCAGTTCCGAAGGCGACTTGATGGCGACTGCATTTCGCCCGATTGAAACCTTGAGCGCTGTTGCTCGAGCTATCGGATGCAGGCTGGAAATCTATCCCACAAAAGCGCGCAAATCGCCCCTTCTGGTGATTGAAGAAGGTGATTTTCAACGTATATCCGAGCGGCTGCTCTTCACTGGGGAAACAACAGTTATTGGTCAGGTCGTCCGGGTCGGAGGTGCGACGGGAAAACGCTGTCTGATGCGGATTCCAGGCCGTCATCGCTTGCTCTATTGTGACATCGCCGACAACGACGACAACGAGAGGCTTGTGAAGCGCTTAGGCGAAAAGCTCTACGAACAAGTTGTTGCCTCGGGGACAGCCACCTGGATCCACAAGTCTTGGTACATCTATCGATTTACCATTGCCAACTTCACTCAACCGAAGATGGGTGATCCGAAGAAAGCTATCCAACGACTTCGCGATGCTGGGCTCAGCGCCTGGGACGACATTCCCAACCCTGACGCGTACGTTCGGGAGACGCGCCAGTGAGCATTGTTGGAGTCGACGCAATGGTGGTGATCTACGCGGGGCTTGTACCCGCCACCAACGCGCCGAGCGCCCAATCCTTGGAACTTCATGTTCGAGCGCAACGCTTGTTCGACAATCTCAGCCTCGACCAAGCTACTATCGTCCTGCCATTTGTAGCTATTTCCGAACTGCTGGTACCGGTGCCCACCGAGGACGCAGCAAAGCTCATCAGGATTCTGCAGGAGTTGTTCTTTTGTCCGGTATTCGACTCGCGCGCCGCTTCAATTGCCGCGTCTCTCTGGTCTCATCACAAGCGTTTGCCACGCGATCGTCAGTATAAGAATCGCCACGTCTTGAAAGCTGACGTTCTGATCGTTGCCTCAGCTAAAGCCGCGGGCGCAACGACGTTCTACAGCAATGACCGAGAGTGTAGGATGCTTGCGTCGCTGATAATGGAAGCTGATGGGTTACCAGCGCAGCCCAAGACACTGCAGGACGTCTTTGTGGAAAGCGATATTCGACGTGGCGATTCTCCGCCACCGGTTAAGCGTCCAGTCAAGAAAAAGTCCAAGCGCACTCCGCGGCCTGACGAGCCAACAGCGTAGCTCCCGACCGGATCGACAGTCCGCTACGTGAAGTTGGGCAATCTCTCGCCCGCTTAGGATCGCACGAACCCCCCTAATTCTACGGTGAGGGGCGCGCGACGACGACTTCTCTAATCGGGTAGTGGGCTAGTTTGAATTTCAGAATTTCTCTTTGTGGCACGCGGCCGGCAACAATTCCACGATATCGCGGATGGTCCAAGTCCGGTTCGCGATCCCGATGGCCCGCGCGGGGGTGGTCTTGATGGTCATGTGCTTCCGCACGAAGTTGTGGTGCATGAAGTCCAGGGCGATTGAGTAGGCCAGATTCTCAGCCTTCTTCGAGAAGGCATTCGTTAGACGAGTGAAGCGGCGGTTCTTCATTCTGATGTTCAAATTCTGGCGCTCCGCGTAGGCCGTCGAAACGTAGTCCATGTCCGGGTTGCCGTCGATCTGGCGCTTCTTGGCACCCAGGCACTTGCCGGGGCTGTATCGTAACTCAGCTCAGCCGCGATGCTGCGCTCAGCCTCCTCAAGGGATTGGCAAATACTGCCGTTTGAGCGAGGACAATTTCAAACTGGCCCACTACCTCTAATCGTCGCAGCTTGTGAACAGAGGGATCATAATCCGCGTGTCCGGGGTTCGAATCCCTGCGCCGCTACTTGGGACGTAACGTCGATGCCCGCCTGGGTTTCGGTCGAGTGCAGATTTTAGGTGAGCAGCGGAGGATCATTCCGCTGCTCAGTCGCGCCGGCCGAGCTGTCCGCGTGGAGCGTCGACCCGTCCCCCAAGTTTCGGTGCGTGGTTTTTTTGAGCCCGCGTTGCGGTGTCCCAAACAAGACGTGAACACACGTGCCGACTGCCGTCCTGGTCTGCCCCCAAAGCCTTCCAGGGCGGCTCTTTTTTTGCGCCGTGTGTGACCCATGGCCAGCTAACGAAATCTTCATTCGGCGCGCACTGCTAGCATCCTTCACTTTGATGGCTCGAACCTGGGGCGATCTCTCCCACCACAGCAGGGGTAGAAGCGGCGCGATCCGCACAAGCGCGAATCTTACGCGCCCCGGGTAGAAGATACGCACGGAAAGGGGAACGCCCGATCGCGATTCCCTGCACCGATCGTGCCCCGCTAAACTAAAGCGGCCGTCAGTTGAAGCTGACGGCCGCTCGCGAGACCCGGTCGGGTCCATGCACCTTGAACAATCGCATGGTACGCCGCCGGGTTTCATCCGACAACCCGAGGTGCGCCATGCCAGCAAGACCGCGTCGCATTTGGAATCGCCTGCAAGAAGAAATTTCAACCTGGAAGCCCACGCACGCCGTGCTCGGATTCGTCCTCGCCTCATTGCTGGGCGCCGCGTGGACTTCGGTGAAAGGAGCCACCTTGCTGGGACAGTGGATCTTTCTCGTAGCGCTACAGGTTTGCTTTCTTGCGGTCTCGGAATGGATCCGCCGCAACATCAGCGCGGAGACTGCCAACGAGAAACGCGTCGCCGCCGCACAGGAAGCGTTGATGAACTTGTCAATTGCGATTCCACCTGTAGCGCCGCCCATCGTCAGACAGGCGATCAGTCCGCTGTTGAGCGCGTATGGCCTCGACCAGGAAGCATGGAAGGACATCTTGCTCGCGCGGCTGTGCGCGATACTTGCGCCGCGATTGATACAACAAGTCGAGCTCTACTTGCAGGAGGAAGGCACGAACGAGATTGCCCGCTCGTATCTTGATTCGATCGTCGGAACGCTCTCTCTCGACGATCTGCGCAGCGCGACCGCTCCCGCGCAAAACACTCCCTAGCGCCGCGCGTACTTCTCCGCGCTCTCTGCGCCTTCGCCTCTTCGCGCCTTTGCGTTGAAACGCCGCGCGGAAATTCCTGTTGACAGGAAATCTCACGCTGCTAGGATCGGTCCCGTTCACGACTTGTTTTGTTTTGCGTGCGACGACTCGTTCGTCGCGGGACACGTTTTCAACACGGGCCTTCTCGGTCGCTTCGACCTCTCCACACCTCCAAGCATCATCCGCGGCCCGCACGGCTGCGCTGGCCTTGGGTTGTCGGGCCGAACGCCTCGGAGGCCAGCTTGGCTACGAGTGCGGGGCCGTGTGTCCAAACGCCCGTGTTCGGTCCAGGCCCGACAACCCTAGTGCTTGCTCGTTCGTCTCGCCAGCGTGAAGTGCGAGACTCGGTGCTGCGCCGCCTGATCGCTGCCGCCTGCTGATCACGCGCGCACGCCTGGTCGTCGCCGGCCGGGATGCCAAGACATCCCGGCCGGCCGGTGACCGGCGAGCTACGGAGAGCCGCACGGATGGTGACCGCTGTCTCGGCCGTGAAGCGACGACGCGACAAGCCTCAAAAGGAGGCAGACTTGTCGATCGATCCCGCGCGCCAGCCATCCAAACCAGCCGCCCATCTGCGACTCTTCACCCCGGGAGCCGAGCAAGCGCCGCTGCGTGCGACGCCCACCCTCACGCCCCAAATGACCCTCGTCGATTTCTTCGAGGCGTTTTATTTGCCGATCTGCCTCGTGGCCGCCGGCGCCGATCCCCTCACGATCAAGGTCTATCGCGAAGCGCTCGCGCACTGGACTCGCATCACGGGCAATCCGCCGCTCGCGGAGATCAACGACTTCGTCGCCGCGACGTTCGTGACCGATCTCGCCAAAGTCCGCCGCTCGAAACGGAGCAACAAACCGATCGCCGTGCCGACCGTGATCAAGCACGCCAACCACGTGCAGTTCGTACTCGACATGGCCGGGCCGCGCACGCAACACAAACGCCTCCGTCAGGCCCAGCGCCTGCTCGACGAGGTGCCGTTCTTGCCGAAGCCCACGGCCGACGACGAGCTCAAGAGCGGGAATTTTACGCTCGAAGAGATCGAGCGGCTCCTCGACGCCTGTCGCGACATGACGGTGCCTTGCGTGGCCGGCATCCCGCCCGTCGTCTGGTGGCGCACGGTGATTGCGCTGGCCTACAACACGGGGCTGCGGATCGGTTCGCTGATGCACTTCCGCTTGAGCTACGTGGAGACCAACGAGTTCGGTCGCTGGATCAATCCGCCCGCCAAGGCCGGCGCGAAGAAACGCCGCTCGCGGCCGGTCTATTTGAACGCCGCCGCGCAGCAAGCGCTCGACGTCTACGAGCAGTTCCGCCGCACGCCGACGCCCACGTTCTTTGGGTTCCCCGGGTGGCCTGCCTCGCAGGGCGTGTTGCAGAAGTACCGCCGCAAGCTGCTCGCGCTGGCCGGTATCCCCAAGTCGCGACGCTTCGGCTTTCACGGGCTACGCCGCGCGTGCAGTCACGAGATGCACCGCATCGATCCCCGCGCCGATCAACTGCAGCTCGGGCACACGAACGAGCGCACTACCGCGAAGCACTACACGTCGGCCCAGGTCGTCACCTTGGCCTCGGAGCGCATGCCGCAACCGAAACGACCCGACGCCGACGGCCAACTACGGTTACCGGGCTTTTAATGGGCGATTGATTTCTCAGGAAACGGCCGGTGCGACCGGCTGCGGATGGAAGGAAAGGAAGCCATGCACTTCGCCGCTTACTCGCTGATCACGCTCGCCGCGCTCTGCGGTGCGCCTGCTACGTACGATCCCCCGTCCCCGCCGCCCCCTCATGGAAAGGAAACCGATGTGCCCTACCGCCACACCACCATCAACCGCGCGCAGATCGCCGACGCCCCGCAGCTCGAACGCCTGCCACGCCCTGCGATCGCTGATCGAAGCGAGCGAGACGATTCTCGAAGAGTTCGACGAGTACGACACCGACGAGGAGCCGTTGACGCCCGGGGGTCGCGACGCTGCCGAAGCACGCAACCAATCGCGACGCGTCTACGCCGAACTCAAAGCCGCGGTTGAAATCGCCAAGCTGTTCGCGTGATTTGTTTTTTTCACCGCTGAGACGCGGAATCCTTTAACGCAAAGACGCCAAGGGGCAAAGGCGCAAAGGAAGGAACAGTCATGACAAAACCTGCAACGTCACGACAACCGTGTGAAGGTTACGAGGAGGCCACGCTTGTCTCGCTCTATGCGATGTACCAGGCCGACCCGGAGAACCAAGACTCGCTCCACGAGCTGCACGACTTCACCTTTGGGCTCGACGAGCATCCCGAGTGGTACGAAGGTCCCTGCCTCTGCCTCACGTGCTGCCATGGTGCCTGACCCTTAGCGCCTTTGCCTCTTTGCGCCTTTGCGTTGAAGGATTCACCTTTAGACCCCAGGGGTAAAAACCGATGAGTTTGATCCATTCGTTCCCGACTGCCGACCGCGACGTACTGCTCGTCTCGTTCGCCGGCCGCTACCGCACGAAGCTGCGGATGCTCGTCACCGTCGAGATCGACGCCGCCGCGCCCGAGCTGCGACTCCACTGCCGACCCGACGAAGGGATACGCGTCGACGGGAAGCTGGGCCCGGCCATGCTCGTGCACATGCGCCCCGATGACTTCACGCGCTTCGAGCTCTCCGAGCTGCAGCGGCTCGAGCTGCGACTGCTCGAGATCGCCCCCGAGGGGGCCTCGTTCTACGCCACCGCCAAATGCGCCGAGATCGAACGCGTCGGCAAAATCAACGCCGACGGTCTCTACTCGCTCGAAGACCTGTCGATCTCCATCCCGGTGCTGCCTGCAGGAGCCGCCTCATGAAAGCTCGCATCCGCGACTGGCAATTGCTCGTCGTCGGCCTGCCCGACGGGAAACAGTGGCGCTACGCCGTCGGCCAGGTGAACCTGCTCCCCGAAGATGGCCAGTTCCACATTTCGTTTTTCGCCGAGCAAAACGTCTCGATCGAGGCGCCCCGTGCGATCGACGGGTGCGCACCGCTCTACACGAACGAACGCTTGCGAGTCGCCTGCGCAGGCCACGCGATCGTAATCCGCCCAACGTGGATCGGAGACGTCCACCAGGGGCCTTGTGCGCTTGTTGAATTGACCAGGGTTGGCCATCCCTCCTGCAAGATCGCCACCCTCGCGCAGTACAGCCGCTCGAATCTCCAGCTCGCCTGGTTCGATTGTGCGTGCGGTTGTGGCAGACGGATTCACCGACGAGAGCAGGTGTCAGCATGAAAGCCAAACGCTACTCGCGTTACGCGCAGCCTGCCAAAGCCGTCACGTTGCCGCCGCGGTGCCCTTCGCACCACGATCGCTCGACGTGGGTCTTCAAGCCTCACCCCGATCGGATCGGTATGCTCCGCGCCTACTGCGGCCGGTGTGGTGGGTTCGTAGGAGATTGCCACCAGGAAGAGGTCGCCAAGCCAGCCAAACCCGAGAAGCCACCCCGCGCCACGAGGGTCCGCTGATGCGTGCTCGCGCTGCTCTCCTCCGATCTGCGAAAGCGCCTGGGTGGTCCGGTCGCGCTTGTCAACCCGCGCAAATCGATCGAGAGCAGCGCCAGCATTCAATGACGGACTTTCAACGCAAAGACGCCAAGGGGCTAAGACGCAAAGGACGTAACGATGAAGACGACGGAAGTGCAAGGCTCGATGATGCTGTTGCCGCCCCCGGATGGTCACTGTCGGATTTGCGCACGCAAGCACGATCCAACGATGCCGCACGACGCGCAGAGCCTGTTCTACGGGGCTCGTTTCAAGATGCGCTACGGGCGCGAAGGAACGTGGGCCGACGCGATCGGACACTGCCCGGAGGAAGTGCGATCGCATTGGCGCAAACACCTGGAGAACGCCGGTGTGTGGACCGAGCCGCCGACGGGAGTCGAGCCGATCTGCGAACCAATCGATGGGTAACCGTGCGTGAGCTGCTCTGCTTTGATCGGACCGTACTGCGTGGGACGGCTGGACGTTCCAGCCACCAGGCTCAGCGTTTCCATCAAGCTGATAACGACCAAAGCAGAGCAGCCCGCGGTCGGTACGACCGACAGCGATTTTGTTTTTCACTGCCAAGGCGCGAAGGAGCCGTTTCGTGACGAAGGACGAAGAGATCGCCGAACTGTGGGCTGCACTCGACGAGCTGATCAAGCTGCAGCGTCACTACGCCCTGCTGCTAAATCAGTACGACGGTGGACGGCGCTTGCAGTTCCACAGCAGTCGCGACTGGGTCGCTCGCCTGCGCGAGATCAAGGCCTTGTCGGCGCCTGGTTGACCCTCTCCGCCTCCGCGTCTTTGCGTTGAATCGTTCGTCGTGTTCGAGCTGCTCTGTTCTGTGTCGCGAGTTAGGCCGTGAGAGTGTGCTCGCGCCCGCTTGTTGCGGTGGTCTGGGGATCACAGAACAGAGCAGCCCGCGCACGGCCGGTACGACCGGCGGTGATTGGGGGAAGTCGTGAGTCATGAAATCGCGTGATTTCGTGAATGGTTGTTTCGCCCGTGAGGGATCACGGGTGCAGGCGGTCGGTAGCTAGCCGGCGCCGCGCGTGAGAGGTGCGTCCGATGTCGATCCGAGACCTTCATCCCGTTCGCATGCTGAGCGAACGGAGCCGGCCCATCCGGTGTCTCGTCGATCGCCTGCCGCGCCTCTCGCGCACGGCGCCGTGACGGAGCGTAGCTCCCGAGCCGCCCTTTTTGGGTGAGGTAGTCGTGCAGGAAAGGATTCGAGCACAGGCAGTGGGAGCGCCGAAGGACCAGGCCATGCACCTGGTCCTGACGAAGCGCGAGTTCAATCTGGGTCCGGTTGCCCGATACGGATGGCTGCGCATTTACAGCGATCCGTCACTCGCCGCTTACAGGCTCCCCGCGCAGTTCACGGTGCAAGCGAGCTATATCGGACAACTCATCGGCGGGGACCGCGCCGCGGGCCTTCGGGTGCTCAAGGCGCTCGCCGAGGAGGGGTTGCTCAAAATGCTTCGTGATACCGCGCACGATCGTCGCAAGACGATCTGGCGCGTGACGCTGCGCGATCCGACGGAAGTGCTGGTCGCTCGGGGGCTGCTTCGGGCAGACCCCCAGCGCCAGCTTCCCGAGCTAGAGGCCGATCTCGACGCCCAGGCCGCGGAGCTGGAGGACGAAGCTGATCGGAGCATCGTCGCCCTGCCCTCGCCCGAGCGCGTCGACGAGAATTGCGACGAGGACCCTCCTTCGGGTGAGGGCGCCGAGTCGCAAGCCGCCGCCGGTCGCACCGGCCCCGCTCTCCCTTCGGGTGGAGATGCGGTGAAAATTGCGATCGGAAATGCGCGCAATTTCGATCGCAAAATGCGCGCATCGGCCGCGCAAGATCCTCGGAGAGAAGAGAGTAATAACCAGATCCTGGATCCTCCTGGATCCTCGGTATCTTCTCTCCGGAAGTCTTCCCTAGCCATTCGGCATGGCGCTAGTGAGGATCTGCCGCCCGATACGATCGGAAATGCGCGCAAAATCGATCGCAATTCTCCGCCGGCTGCCGAGCCGATTGGGAACCTGGTTCCCACCGCCCTGGCCGGACTGGTCGACAAGGCCGAACGCGACCGCCAACGCTGCGAGCGGATCGATCGCATGATCGCCGCGCAGCAACGTCGCGTGGCCGACCAGGATTTGCGGGCCGAACCGTGCCGACGGATCGCCGTCGCCGTCGAGGAGGGCCTGCTCGAGTGGGACGAGGTCGATCGCTGGCTCGTGGCCGTCGAGAACTACGCCAGCCGCGGCCGACTGACCGTGCCCAAGTGGGCCTTCTACGTGAACGTGATCGCCGCCCGTCGCTTCGACGAGCTGCGCATCCCCCGCCCCCAACCCAAGAGAGCGCGATGAGCATGTTGTTCGCCACGCGCGACAAACCGCGCACGCTGCGTTCCTACACCTGCTACCTGGCGTTCCTGTCACCGAGCGAAGGATCGACGTTCGTTGCCCGCTCCGCGGGGCATGCCAAGGCGCAGTACTTCTATCAACTGCGCGACCCCTGCCCCGACGCGCGTTACACCGACATCCGCTGCCTTTCCCATCGGTTGCTGCTCACTTCGCCGGATTTCGCGCGCTGTGCCGAGTATCGGGGCGTGTCGTTTGCCCACGTGGGGATGCGCGTGCGCGTGGGTGAGTCGCTGGGGACGATCGTCGGTCACAACGCGTCGAGCAACTTCGACGTGCTGTTCGACGACGACGATCGCCGCTACCCGGGTTCGATTCTCAATTGCCACCCCAACTCCGGAATCACGTACTTCGACGCCGAAGGCGAACCGATCCGGAGCTACACGTAAGGAGCCGCCATGGCCATCACGATGCGACCCAAACCCGTCCGCGCCGCGAAGCGCGAGATCAAGCTCGATCCAGGCCCACAGAATGGGAACGGCCAACACGACTTTCCGATGCTCGGTGCTGCCGAGAAGTCGATCGCAATAGGACGCGCCACCAACGGCGCCGCGATCGCACCCGACGCCGAGGCCTCGGCCGACGGGATCTACCTGGTGCAGCAGATCGCGCTCGAGCACGTGCAGATCGACTCGGGCCACAATCCGCGCACCGAGTTCGATAAGGAGAAGCACGAGGAGCTGACGGCCAGCGTGCGCGAACACGGAATCCTGCAGCCGATCCTCGTGCGGCCCGACGTGGGGGGCGCTGCCTTTGTACTCGTCGCCGGCGAACGCCGCTTTCGCGCGGCCCGCGCCGCGGGGCTCGAGACGGTGCCCTGCGTCGTACGCGAACTCGACGAGCGACAAGCCAAAGAGCTGGCGATCGTCGAGAACCTGCAGCGCGACGACTTGAACGTGCTCGACGAGGCGCAGGCCTTCGCCGACCTGATCGAGCTGGGAGTCTCGCAAGCCGACCTGGCTCGCCGTCTCGGTTGCAACCCGTCGCACGTCTCGAACCGCTTGCGGCTATTGAAACTGCCGAAGGCGCTCAAGGCCCGCGTCGTTTCCCAGGAAATCACCCCCACGCAGGCCCGCGAGCTGCTGCCACTGTGCGAGTACCCCTCTCTCGCGAAGCACATCAACGAAGTGCTCGAGCGCGTCGCGAAGTGGGAAGGCCTGCCGCTCGGCAAGGAGCAGTGGGAGGAGACGCTCGATTACGACATCCTGAACGAGGGATGCTGGAGGGTCGATCACGCGGGGGTCGTCGACAACGTCGCGGTGCCGCCGCTCGAGCTGACCGACGAGCAGCGCCGCCAGCTCGAAGTCTTCGTCCACAACAAGCAAGAGTACGCCGCCAACGCGACGCTCTTCGAGAAGTTGTGGAACGCGCACGCCAAAGCGTTCGTCGCTGTCCATGCTGAGAAGGCCACGAAGAAGAAGGGCAAAGGTGCCACCGCGAAGGGCGGGAAGAGCGCCAAGGGCAAGAAGCCGACCGCCTCGCAGCTCAAAGCGAAGGCCGAGAAGCAAGCCACCGAGACCGCGCGACGCGTGGCCCACGTCAAGCACGACTGGTTCTGTTATCTGATCGCCGGCGCCGTCGCGAAGTGCAAGGACCTGGCCACGCTCACGAAGCTCGCCCTCACGCTGCACGCGGAACCCGAGAACGTCGGCGCCGGGGTGCTGTGGGGCAAGCCCGAGAAGCTCGACGCCGAAGTCGACCCCGTGCGCATGGACCAGTCGTCGAACTATCGCCGCGTCCACGGCTGCTCGCGCGACTACGACGAACGCAACACACCAGTTTGGCGCAAGCTCAAACCGCTCACCGGAGTCTCGTTTAACAAGTCGGTCGCCGAGTGGTGCGCCGCCCACTTCTACGCCGCCGATCGTGCCTGGCACGCCGCCGATTACGATCTGCTGCCGGTGCTGATGAAGGAATTCTCGATCGACGAGAAGGCGGCCTGGAAGTCGGAGAAGCTGGGCCCGTACACCCAGCGCTACTACGAGCTGCACACGACCGACCAGCTCACCGCGCTCGCCGCCGAGCTGGGTGTCCACCTCGAGTCGAGCAAACCCAAAGCGATCAAGGTCCAAATCCTGATGGGCGCCGCGTTCCCACCGTATCCCAAGGAACTGGCCGCCGCCGAGGTGAAGTGAGTTCCATCAACGCAAAGACGCCAAGGGGCAAAGACGCAAAGGAGAGGGCCCGTTGTTTACGAAGTACTTGAATCAGTTTGGAAAGTGCGAGGCCGAGTGGGTCCAGGAAGTGCTGGACATGCACGAGGGCGACGAGCCGAGCGCGCGCGAGGCGGTGTTGAAAGCCGTCGAGCGGATCATCGAGACTCGAAAAAGCGGTGAAGGGCAACTGACCAGCTTCGAGCAAACCGTCGACGCGTGTTGTTTTGCCAGTCGGATGTGGTGGCCTGTCGGAATCGCACGTCTCAAAGAACTGGGGCGACTGACGTAGTCAAGGATCAACTGATGCACCCCAAAGACCCCACGAACCCGCAGGAGTGGCAATTTGCCGTCGACGCGGCGCAGTTTCATCTGCTGCTGGAATCCGCCCGCCAGTACGGACTCGTCGGTGGCGGGCCGGAGATCGACGTCGCACGGTGCAACGAGCTGCTCGATCGAGGCCGAGAGCTCGGTTACATCCCCGCGCTCAATTTGTAGTAGTTCATTTTTCACCGCAGAGACGCGAAGACGCCGAGGGCCGACAGATGTCACTACTAATCCGCTTGCGTAACGACGAACACTACTCGATCTACGTGAATCCGCGGATGATCACTTCGGTCACGCCGCGCGATCGCAAGGGTGCCAAGATCACTACGAGCGACGAGACGCTGTATGTCCAGGAGGACCCCAATGAAGTTGCCTCCCTGTGTGAAGCAGCGCTCGCCCGCGAGTAACCCCTCTGCGTCTTTGCGTCTTTGCGTTGAATCGTTCCCTGTGAAATCTCGTTTCCCCATTTCCCAACCGGCAAGGAAGCCACACATGCTCAGTCTCAAACGCTACGAAGGTGAGTCGATCCAGATCGGGAGCGACGTGCTCGTCAAGCTCGTCGCGATCATGCCCGGCCGCCAGGCGCGGCTCGGGATCGTCGCCCCACGCGACGTGCGGATCGCCCGCACCGAGATCGCCCAAGTCGACGATAGCCTCCCCGCCACGATCAAGCTCGCGCTTGTCGAGCAGGCCCTGGCCGACTCACTCCGCACCCAAAACCACTACGCCAAGCTGCTCAACAGCTACGACGGAGGTAAACGACTCACGTTCGAAAGCGCGCAGGCCTGGGTCGCACACCGCAAGCGCGCCGCCTGATCGTTCCTTTAACGCAAAGACGCCAAGGGGCAAAGACGCAAAGCAAGGAGTCTCTAGCAATGGTCATTCGAGAGTACGAGCCGAATCCCATCATCGTGCGCAAGGCCGTCGCGATATGGCGCGGGGCGATCTTGGTGCCGAGGTACGACAACGGCGCCGACGATCTGCAAAACAGGATGGCCCAGGTCCTGGCGTCGCGCTTGCCCTCGAACGCCGACGAGCCTGGCGTGCTCGACAAGTTCTGCGACGAGCTGCAGCGTCTGCTGACGACGAAATTGCGTTTTGATCGGGACACCGACTTCAAACCGATCGACGATACCGTGAATGGCTACTTCCAGGTCGCGTTGCACGTCGACTATGGGCCTGACTTGCTGCTGACACACGCCGCGAAGGTTGCGGGACTAAGGATGGAATTTCCCTGGAAGACCTACATGTCCTTGGACGGGCGGTGCTTGGTGTGGAGGAACGGTTACTCTGCAATGCAGCGCTATTATTACCCGCTCGACGCAGAGGGCTCACGCTGGCTCGTCACGACGCTTTCCGGCGACGACATCGACAAGATCATTGCCGCCGTGCAAGCCGGTGTCGATCTGGGGCTGACGATCGAGTGAGACGACTGCCGTTCCTGAAACCAAACAATTTCAGCGAGACGCACATCGTCACGTCGTGCACGTGCGATTCGTGCTTCAAGGTGATGACGCCGACGCCGTCGGGTTACTTCGTCTAACGCAAAGACGCCAAGGGGCAAAGACGCAAAGGGGGAGCCATGACAACAACCAGTCGTTCAGCGCAGCACTTGCCGACGCGCTGCTGCGTTTGTGGGCACACGTTCAGCGTTCGGCCCTCGATCGCGATGCAAATGGGGCTGAACACCGGCCACGCGAGCTGCCCAGGGTGCGGCGAGTTTCTACACGTCGTGGCGCTCGAATGCGAAGCGTCGACGGAGAAGTGGGACGACTGGCTCAAGAGACAGCCACGATGATTTACCGCAGAGACGCAGAGGAGAAGCCGTGAAGCGACTGTTGCTGATCGGGCTGGTTGCGATTGCCGGATGCAGCAAGGGTGGCGACCTCACGGTAAGCACCGGTACCACTCAGCCCGCCTCGTCCCAGTACACGTTTGGACACTGTCTCTACCAAGGCGGTGGAGTCGCCGTGGGGGATTTCGACGGGGACGGCCGCGACGACGTCGTCTATATCGACACCAACCGGAAGGTTCACATCGTGCTCAACACCGGCCAGTGGAAGTAACCGTACTCATTGCCAGTGATTCGATTTTTCGTCGCGATTTGCCGCTCATCGGAGCCCTGACGCGCAGAGTCGCGAACCCTCCCCCGCGAGGTCGCGGGTGGTCATTGGCGGGGTTTGTCGCGATGGTTCCATTTGTGTTTCACATCTCACTTTTCTTTCTGGTCCAGGGACGGGCCGCTTCCCCTAGTCAAGGAGCGACAGTATGCCCCGTCCGAAGAAATCGACCGTTACCGCCGCGAAGATGCTGCCCGAGGAGCGCGCGCTGTGGCAGGCGTACGCCCGCCAGCGTACGCCCGAGCGGCGTAACCAGCTCTGCGAACACTACCAGCACCTGGTGGTGGCCATCGCGCGGCGCTTGTGCGAGCGCCTGCCCAACTCCGTCGAGCTCGACGATATGATCTCGGCCGGCACGATCGGCCTGATGGGCGCCGTGCAGGCGTTCGAGCCCGCGCGCGGCATCTTGTTCGGCACGTACGCCACGCAGCGCATCCACGGACAAATGATCGACGAGCTGCGCCTGACCGATCACGTGAGCCGCAACACGCGTGCCCGCGCCGCCCGTTGGGAGCACGCCATGTCGCAACTCCGCGCGGAGCTGCAGCGCGAACCGACCGACGAGGAGATCGCCGTCGAGCTCGGGGGCACCGCCGAGGAAGTGACCGTGCTCCGCCTGGCTTCCGTCGCCGCACGTCAGACGGCGCGACTACGGACTGGACTCTATCGCAGCGTAGAGGAAAGCGATCGAGACGTATCGCTCGAGTGGACCGAGATCGTCGCCGATCCGCACGCCGCTGCTCCCGATCGCCGCCAGGTCGCCGGCGACGTGTGGCGCATCGTGTTGCGAGGTTGCTCGAAGGCGGAGCGACTGGTCCTGATCGGCTACTACCACGAAGAGCAGACGATGAAGGAGATCGGGAAGTCGCTGGGGATGAGCGAATCGCGTGTGAGCCAGATCCACTCGGCCCTCCTCGATCGACTCCGTGCCGGGAACGCCCGGCTGCGACTTCGCGACTCGGCGCCGGTGCCATCGATGAGCCGTGCCGCGCGACGTTCGCCGATCCCGTGGCCCAGACGGGCCAGTGCCTGAGGGGCGTTTCCCAAGAAACGCCCCTGGTACGGATTGGGTACCGGTCGCGCAAAACGTACCAGCCTGGCTCCCGCGCAGAGTCGCGAAACCGCCGCCGGGCGGCCCCGGCCCTCTCCCGCGAGGTCGCGGGCGCGTAAATGCTAGCGTGGCGGCGTAAGGGGCTCTGCTGCAATAGGTTGCCACCGCGCGGAACCACCCAGGGAAGATGAAAAATGGTGGACTCGGCTGGGCATTGGCGGGTTGGTCGGCGATAGTTCGAGAGCATCGTGAGACGTCGCGACCGGGCACGGTGGGAAACC